TAATTTAAGTAATCTTTTATAAGATTTTTTTCGTCAAAATTATAAGTTTTAATAACATTGTTTATAAAATCTGTAATAAATGTAACTTGTGTTTCAGAATCTACAAATAACTTAGTCAAATCACTCCATACCTTGTTATCTATAACATTGTTAGATAGATTATTATTATTATTTGATTGCATATAGTTAATCATACTTCTTATATCTGATTTGTATAACTGTTGGATAGATATTAGTATATTATCTGTGAAATTGAGATTCTCCTTATCATTTATATTTTTCAGAAATTTGATAATATCTTTTTGAGGGAGCTGATTGAATCGGAGGCGCATAAACTCATTTTGTAAAGATTCATCAATTCTGGTTATGTAATTACATATAAGACAAAAACGCACGTTATTATTAATACTTCGTAATAAGTATTTTAGCGCCTGTTGTGCATTCTTGGTCATATAATCAACCTCGTCTAATATAACCAGTTTTGTTCCCGAGACAAATAGATTTTTCGAATTTACGAATTGATTAATCTGATTACGTATAATATCAATTCCGCGTTCATCCGATGCGTTAAGATGAATAGTAAGGCTTTTATTATTCTGATTGTGTTTGCCGTGGAATTTATTAACCAAATTTATAATAGTTGTCGTTTTCCCTGTTCCTGGAGGACCATATAGCAGTAAATTTGGAAAACTATTAGAGATTAGAATATTATGTAGTATTTTTTTATTAATATCATCTAATACGATATCATCAAAATTAGTTGGTCTATATTTTTCAACCCATGGTTTTTGTGATTCATTCATATAATACCATAATTATCATATATTTAATACAAAAATAAAATAGAAATACAAAAATGAAATAGAACCATAAGCACAGAAATAGTTATGACGGACTGTGGATATCTAGAAATGTTTATAGGCCCGATGTGGTCGGGTAAAACCAGCGAATTGTTAAAAATACATAAGCGTTATACTTTCTGTGAAGCGCCAATTATTTCAATAAATTATATTAATGATACTAGATATGGTGAAAATATCATATCATCTCATGATCATATAAAAATCCCGTGTAAATCTGTAAAAAAGTTGAGCGATTTCTCAGACATTCAATATGATTGTTCAACGCCCGAATTTAAGAGTGCAATGATAATATTGATAAATGAGGCACAGTTTTTCGTCGATATAGTCGGGTGGGTGAAATGTGCGGTAGAGCGACACCATAAAAAAATATATTTGTGTGGTTTGGATGGAGACTATAAACGCGAAAAATTCGGGGATCTTCTGGATCTAATTCCCTTTTGCGATAAAATAACGAAACTGCAATCTATATGTGGTGTATGTAAGAATAAAGACGCAATTTTCACAAAGCGAATAGTAGCTGACGAAACACTGGAAATTATAGGATGTGATAATTATCTTCCTGTGTGTAGAATGTGTTACAATGTATAAATTATATCATTTATTAAAAGTATTTAAATTAAAATAACTAGATTATGAATATGCCAAATAAAACTGATGAGGTGAAGGTTCCGAAGAAGCGCGGCCGAAAACCGAAAGGTGGCAAGCTTATTAAAAAACCAGAAAACCCAACCGATGTTATCGTTCCCGAACCAAATATCATATTACATCTAAAATGTGGAGTTAAAGATTTAAAAACGAAACATACCGAAAAAGAAAATGTAGGCGCCTTTCAATTTGAAAAAAATACGGAAATACCTTATCAAATAATAAACAATAAAAATAAAAAATCACAAAATACCGATGATGGAGACGAACAAAAAAAAGTTTGGAAAAAACTAAACGAACTAGCCGTAAATCTCCACAATAATAACATATCTGATAAACGTTCTGCGTGTTTTTGGTGTACGTATGATTTTGATAATCCTCCTATTTATATACCGCGCTATGAGTTAAATAATTCATATCATTGTTATGGGTGTTTTTGTAGCCCTGAATGTGCGGTATCGTATCTATTCAATGAACATATAGACGTATCCACACGTGTAGAGAGATATAGTTTGTTAAACCACATATATTGTAAAATATATGATTACAATAAAAACATTAAACCAGCACCAAACCCACACTATTTATTGGACAAATTTTACGGTAACTTGACTATTCAAGAGTATAGAAAATTGTTAAAAAATGAGCGTCTTCTATTGATTGTTGATAAACCGCTAACAAGAATTTTACCAGAACTACATGAGGATAATGACGACTTCCTGCTGAATCAGCAGACTATACCATCATCAAATAAATTTACACTTCGCAAAACTAAACCTCCTACGAAAAATGAGATTTTAACGGAGAATTTTAACATAACAAGTTAGTTCAATAAATTATTATAATAAATTTATTGAGCATAGTTCTTACTCTTCAATTTTAGTATTTACATTCGAAACAAGGTTTTGCTTTGCAATATCTCTCTGTCTTATGTATTCGGCGCGCATAAGCTGTTTTTTTTCCTCCTCCTCCTTGTTTTTCCTATACCGCCACGAGGCAGTGTCCATCATTCCGCGAATTTCCCCGTATATTTGCTGATTCACGCTTTCAACATTCTCATTTTCTTCATTGACTACTTTATTAGGGTTCATATACTCGCGCACGACAGCCATAACATCATATTTATATAATTCCAGTTTCTCGTCGGCCACGGATTCGCTATAATCGGTTTGCCTCATTACTATGTTTCGCATGTTTATTTTATGATGAATAGGAATATCAAGCGAGGTTGGGTTGGTGTCTTGTTTAATAGAGGTCATATACTTTAGAATATATAATTATTTAAATGATATTAAACGAATTCCATATCTTAATATAGATGGATAGCGAACTGAGTATTGATGAAATTGTCACGGCACTTCATTTTAGTCTAGAAAAAACCCTTAAAATATCACTAGGTCCTTTCGTTGATAAATTTAATTCTTCGCGGAACCAATTTAACGTAGTTTCAGATTTACTAAAACAGTTACCCGAATATAAGGAAATTAATAGTCATAATGTAATGCTTGCTGAAGAGAACAGAATTCTAAAAGAATATATTAGAAAGCAAAATGAAGCAAACAATACCAACAATCGTATTAAACTTGAAATAAGTGAGAAGGAGGAAGAAGAAGAGGAGAAGGAGGTAGAGGAGAAGGAGGAAGATAAGGTAGAGGAAGATAAGGTAGAGGAGAAGGAGGTAGAGGAGAAGGAGGAAGATAAGGTAGAGGAAGATAAGGTAGAGGAGAAGGAGGTAGAGGAAGATAAGGTAGAGGAGAAGGAGGAAGAAGAGGAGAAGGAGGAAGAAGAAGAGGAGGAAGAAGAGGAGGTAGAGGAGAAGGAGGTAGAAGAGGAGGAAGAAGTAGAAGTAGAAGTAGAGGTAGTAGAGGAGGAAGAAGATGATGAAATTAGTAATAACGATGTATCGCAGACACCGCGTTCAGTAGTAAATACAAATGAAGAGACCGATGGTGAAGACGAAGACGATGATGAGGAAGGTTTAATTGAAGTAGTCATATCCGGTAAAGATTATTTCGCAGATAATGACGAAGATGGAGATATTTACGAAAAAATAAGCGATGATGAGCCAGGAGACGACCCAATCGGTATCTTTAAGGACGGTGTTGCAACATTCTTTTAATATGAATATAATATTTATTAATTATATATGATATTGGATAAACTATGTATGCCGGCTATATTATATATTGGATTTACGTTAACTCATATAACAATTGATTTATTCAATAAATTATATAATACAGCTATATTGAAATTTGTACTAATGATTATTTTTACTACGATGTTAGATTTGTTATGTAAATCTGGATTAACCGTATTATCATGGATAATCGTATTTATGCCTTTTATTTTATTAACAGCAATAACATTATTATTATTATTTTCACTAGGACTTTCGCCAGATCAAGGATTTCTAAAATACGAAGTGTTAAATGATAACGATGAAATTCCAGAGGATAACGATGTAATTCTAGAGACCAGCGTTTCTGTTGAAAATATGTTTAATATGTAAGCGATTTAAATACGTTTTGTTATTTAACATTATGAACTATATTATTAATGTATGGAGTGTCTTTATCTTTTGGAGTTGTTATCTTAATGACAATTGTAGGAGTATGATTACTGATAAAATTGGTTGGCTATCTAATCAAGACCCACGCATTGAACGTTTATTTCAGTTTTTATTTTGGTATATTATGAAAGTATCAACAATGACGAAAAAAAAATATAAATTACTAACTACAAATATTAACCAATATATTATAGATCCTTGGCTGGAAATTAGTTTTCCTCATTACGAACCAGAGGATGTTTTTTTTATTAAAAATGGAAAAATAATAGACAGAACCGCGTTTATGTATATAAACGATTCAAATACAAAGTCCGATATGATATTGTATGAGTGGACAATGCCTGATGAGAATAAATACGACCACGCAATATTGAGATTTAATACTGCAACCGAAGTATCAGACAACTTTAAATTGAGCAAGGTTAATTTGTTGGCGATTCAAATAACAATTATGCATGAAAATAATACCGAAACAATTCATTCAATTGATTTCCAGAAAGATAACTACTATATTGAAAATAACATATTATTTGACCAGATATTTATTAACTATTGGTGTAAGCAGAAATTACATATTGATTATGTAACCAAATATGAAGTGAGTTTTTTAGACAATGATATGACACTCAATACAATAAAACCAACTGAATATATTATAATTAGACAAAATGATTTTGAAGTTGTAACATTATAAATGATATATTAAACCTAAATAAATGATATAAAAATTATATTTAATATCATATATAATGGAGAAATCCATGGTAAATGTGGTATCCTCTGCAGACAATGATGTTTCAACGTTTCATAAGCTTAATGATAGTTGGACATTGTGGGCGCATCTGCCACACGATACCGAATGGAATTTAAATAGTTATAAGGAAATAATGACTTTTGATACCGTAGAAGAAGCATTAACTTTATATGAAACCCTTCCTGATAAAATGATAAAGAATTGTATGTTGTTTTTAATGAGAAAAGGAATAACACCAATATGGGAAGATGAGAAAAACCGAAAAGGGGGGTGTTTTTCATATAAAATACCCAATAGACTTATAGTAACTACGTGGAAACAAGCATCATATTCTCTTGTTGGCGAAACATTTACAAACGATTCGTCTTTAAGAAAAGATATTAATGGTATGACTATATCCCCAAAAAAGAATTTTTGCATTATTAAAATATGGATTGCAACATGTAATAACCAAAATCCAAGCAAAATAAATACAGTAGCTAGTATTAATTCGCAAGGGTGTTTATTTAAAAAGCATATTCCAGAATATTAAGATGAATATTAACATAATTAATAATATGAATATTATTTTATTAATTAATTTATTATGAGGGTAAAGGGGCTAAACATAGTTTGATCTCTCCGAGAGAAGCTACGTTATATTTAACAACCAACGGAAGATCATTCTCAAGATATATCTCAATAGAACTACATAAGTTAGTGCATTTAATAAAATAGCTTAGGTTTTTAAGTGAGAACTCCCCTTGGATAATTTTGCTATTGTCCTGTTTAATGATGTATTCCATACTGCCATCTGATTCAGCTCTTCTCACTTCGGCTTGCGCGAATCCTCCACTACACTTGAATATTAGCTCGGCGCCCTCCGCCGTCGCAACCGATTTAATCTCAATCTTATCTGATATGCAAGATAAGTCTCTGATTATTTTTTGAAAGTCTGATGACGGAAGATTTAATACCGAAGAAAACTTAACATCTGGGACTTCCAATTCATCTGTTTCTGGCTCAATAAGACGCAGTTTTTGTATTTTTTGCTGTTTAATATCCCCATTTTCGAATTTTAGACCTAGATATTGAACAATTCCGTCCGTATAATCATCTTCTTCAATATAAATAGTAAGAGTATCATCGTTATCAATTGTGTTGATCAATTTGAAAAGATGAAACATATTTACACCTATTACAATTTTAGGTTGCGAACATTCATAATGCTCAAAGTTTTTTGCGTGTAACGATAGGTGGGCCAGAATTGTATGAGATTTGTCCATATTTATTATTTTAATTCCCTCTGGTGTAAATGATATATTTGTTTCTAGTAAAATATCTTTTAGAGCAGTCATAAGTGTTCTGAATGGAGCAATTTGTACCGTTTGAATCTGTAAAATATTTTTACTAGTACCTATTGTTTTAGATGATAAACTGGACATATAAGTATTTATGTTAATTAAATCTTTAAATACTTATGAAATAGAGAAAATTAAATCATAAAATTAAATCACGAAGTAAAAAGATATAAAATAAAAATTTCATTTATATTCAATGAACTCTGCTCACGATACGATAGATATGCTAGGTAAACAATATTCTGGAAACGAATATGTTCTTAAACGTATGGATAATTATATCGTTAATATTCTACCAAGGCTTCTTGAAAATGCCGATAAAAATAATAACGAAAGACATAAGAGAAAAGAGGAACTATCATGTAAAAGCACAGAATATATTAATAAATTTATGCTTATAAATAAATATTATTATTGCTGTCAAAACGAATTATTCGTGCTATATGATAATAAACATTTTATATCATGCAGCGAGGACGACATTCAATACAAAATTCTCTCTGGTATTAGTAACGACGGTGAATTGGTTCCGTGGAAATATAAGATTAAAATAGCAATTATAAAGCTTATCAAAGAGAGAAGTCCATTGAAAGCTATTCCAGAGTCAGCAACGATTCAATTCGTAATCAACCTATTTTTTCCAGGAATATTTGTATCGCGTAATCATGTCAAATATTTCCTAACTGTATTGGGTGATATATTAACTGGAAAGACAACCGATATATACATAGCATCGGCGTGCCTTAAAAATATAATTAACGAATTACATATTCAAAACAACACATATTTCGAGAACATTAATATAATTAATAATATTAAATATAAGTATCATTCTTATGATTTTAACAAGTGTAGACTGCTATATATCAACAAGCTAATAAAACACATAGATATCCCAAATGAATTATCTAATCACGCTATTGATATTCTTTGTGTGGCAACGCACTATTCATCGCGCTATAAGTCGTCGAATAAATTTTTATACCAATGCAATGAAAAAGTTATGGTGAACCATGTATTATTCTTACAGCAGAACAAGGCCGATGCTATTGTCAATAGTTTTATAGACAAATATATTGAACCTTGTCAAAAAAGCTCAATATCAAATAAAAATATGATTTTTATATGGAAAAAACACCTCAATGAAAAAAATTTACCGAATATATTATTACATGAAACATTATTGAGTATGTTAAAAGGGAAACTAAATTACGATGAAACAGAAGATACATTTAATTGCGTTACCAGTAAAATTCTTCCGGTTGTAGCCGAATTTATACAATTCTGGGATACAACCGTTATTGAATATGCAAACGAGGTCATAGCTACCGCCGAGTACGAGATAGATGAAATAGCTCTTTTATTCAAGAAATGGACAAATAAAAAATTTAATGATATTGAAGATTCCTTTATTCTCGAATTAATACGTCATTTATATGTAAATAGTGATGGAAATGTCCATATAGATGACGATAAATATATTGTAAATATTAAATGTGATTTATGGGATAAATCCCTAGAAGTAACCGAATCACTCACTCTGTTTAAGGATGAATATAGTGAAGAGATTACTCAGTTAACTAATTATAACATGAAGTCTCTTTCTGATGCGTATACTTATTATTTAATATATAAAAAGGATGGTTTGGTCATTAGCAAGCATTATTTTGATAAAGTTGCTAAAGATATAATGTATGAATTCTTAGATTCAGATGGAGTAATTAAGAATTCGTGGTTTATTAACGTCTCTTAGATTTGCGACCCTTGCGTTTCTTGGTCTTTCCATCATTTTTAACGTAGCCAAAGCTTCCCTTCTTTGTAAAGTATCCAGCCTTTTCTAATCTCTTTTCGTTCTTCGCAGTCTTGTGCTTTTTGAGCGATACAATCCGCCCATTCTTATTCATCATGAGATCCTTTTTCTGAAGTCCTCCCGATGTCTTGAACGCAGTGCCATGGTAGACAGATGCTCTTGAAGCGATGTATTGGCTGTATTTTTTACCCTGAACCGCATATTTACCATCGGAACCTTTTGTTATTTTTTTAACCATTATATAATTTTATAAGAAAATATTTTATAAAATTACAATTAAATTATTTTTGTCTAAAATCTATTTCGAGGCGGGGAACCATATCCACCTGAACTTCCAGCTGCACTATTATATTGATTTAATTCACGAACGATTGTGTGTGATTTTTTACGCGAATTTCTAATCATATTAACATACAATGATATCTCTGTTTCAGACAATTCTGATTTTTTTTTAGGAATAACTTTTTCAGGACAAGACTTATTATCATCGCTACATTTTTTTTCATTTATTCTTGCGGGCACATAAGCCATATATATATATATATTTAATTTTAAAATTGAAAGAGTATAGAGATATTTTAATTGCTATAAACACCATGAGTTCGTCGGACAGTTTAGCTAAAACATACCAGAAGAAAACGGACAAGCAACATGTATTGGACAATCCAGACACATACACAGGTTCAATGACCACTACCGAATACGACACATATGTATTTGATTCGGATACAAATACAATCAATCCTAAGCAGATCACTATTATACCCGGACTATACAAGTTGTTTGACGAGGGTATTGTGAATAGTCGCGATCATTACGTAAGAATGTGTCAGGCGATGAATGATTGTAAGCAGAACACTATTCCTGTGACTTATATTCACGTTTCAATTAGCGACGACGGTGTAATTACTATTCGTAACGATGGAAACGGAATTGATATTGAGAAACATCCAGAACATAATCTATGGATTCCTGAGATGATTTTTGGTCATCTTCGCACATCAACCAACTACGACAAGAGCGAACAGAAAATCGTCGGCGGCAAGAATGGATTTGGATTCAAGCTGGTTCTGATTTGGTCAGAGTGGGGAACAATTGAAACCGTTGACCACGTGCGCGGAAAAAAATACAAACAGACGTTCAAAGACAATCTTAATGTGATTGAACCTCCTAAAATCACATCCTGTAAAGTGAAACCATATACCGAAGTCGTATTCAAACCCGATTATAAGCGTCTTGGAATTGATGGACTGTCAAAGGATATGCTGGAGCTCTTTAGGAGACGTGTCTACGATATTACGGCGGTAACCGACAAGAAAATCAAGGTAAAATACAACGGGGAGAATATCGCAACTAATAACTTTCAACAATATGTTGACCTGTATATTGGTAGTGCGGGTGAGACGAAGCGAATCTATGAATGTGCAAATGAGCGATGGGAATATGCAGTGTGTATGGCTCCAAGCGAGGAGTTTACCCAAGTATCATTTGTGAATGGTATCTATACTGGAAAGGGTGGAAAACACGTAGACTATTTGCTTAATCAGCTTGTGCGTAAGCTAACCAGCTACATCAAAAAGAAGAAGAAGGTTGATGTTAAATCCAGCACAATCAAAGAACAGCTAATGCTATTTGTTAGATGCGACATTAACAATCCGTGTTTTGATAGTCAGACGAAGGATTATATGAATACGCCGTCTAGCAGTTTTGGTTCATCGTGCGACATTAGCGAAAAGTTTATAGACAAAGTAGCCAAAATGGGCGTCATGGACAACGCGTGTGCGCTTACCGAAGTGAAAGACAATAAGGCGGCGAAGAAAACGGACGGAAGCAAGACCAAAAGTATTCGCGGTATTCCTAAACTCATTGATGCGAATCACGCCGGAACCGCAAAGAGCAATGATTGTACTATTATATTTTGCGAGGGAGATTCGGCAAAGGCCGGTATTGTATCTGGATTGAGCACGGAGGATAGAAACACAATTGGTGTATATCCTATGCGTGGTAAGCTATTTAATGTTCGCGGCGAATCGCAAAAACGAATCCTAGATAACAAGGAGATTCACGAAATTAAACAGATTTTGGGAATCGAAACAGGAAGGGAATATACTCATGAAATGGTGAAGAGTCGTCTTAGATACGGTAAACTCCTGTTTATGACGGATCAGGATTTGGATGGTAGTCACATCAAGGGATTGGGTATTAATCTTTTTGATTCTGAATGGGCGTCGCTCCTTGATATTAAAGGTTTTATCGGTTTTATGAACACACCAATTCTTAAAGCTAAAAAAGGTGCTAATGAACTGAAGTTTTACAATGACGGTGAATGGGCCAACTGGTGCAGTAATAACGATTCCAAGGGATGGAAGGTTAAATACTACAAGGGGTTGGGAACGTCCACAAGTAAGGAGTTCAAACAGTATTTCGCTGAGAAGAAAATCGTCAATTTCGTAAAAACCGGCGACGACTGTGTAAATTCAATCGATATGGTATTTAACAAACAGCGCGCGGATGACCGCAAGACGTGGTTAGAGAACTACGATAGGGAGCTATATCTGGATACGAATAAGGAGGATATTACGTATCAAGAGTTTATTCAGCGCGAGATGATTCATTTCTCAAAGTATGATTGCGACCGTTCTATCCCAAATATTATGGACGGACTCAAAACGAGTCTGCGAAAGATTCTATATACCGCATTCAAGCGACGCCTAACCGCGGAGATTAAGGTTGCGCAATTCAGCGGATCCGTTTCGGAAATTAGCTGCTACCATCACGGCGAAGCCAGTCTTAATGGCGCTATTGTAGGAATGGCGCAGAATTTTGTGGGGTCAAACAATATCAATCTTCTGTCTCCAAATGGTCAGTTTGGAACCCGTCTCCAAGGCGGTAGCGATTCGGCATCGGAGAGGTATATCCATACCAATCTATGCAAGATCACGCGCCTTATATACCCAGAAGCGGATGATGCGATTCTCAAATATCTAGATGATGACGGCACGCCAGTAGAGCCAATTCATTATACTCCTATTATTCCTATGGTTCTCGTGAATGGAAGTAAGGGCATTGGCACTGGATTTAGCACTGACATTATGTGTCATAATCCTACCGATGTAATTTCATATATTAGATGTTCGCTTACAAATGCCGATAAACCAACACTAGAACCGTATTACGAAGGTTTCAAGGGAACTATTGCTAAAATCACCAGCAGTAAATGGCTTATTAAGGGTTGCTATAATATCATCAATAACAAAGAGGTTCGTGTTACCGAACTCCCTGTCGGATTGTGGACCGACGACTACAAAAAATATATTGAAGAGCTCATTGATGGGGGTGATGCCAAAAAGAAAGGTAAGAAGGATATTTGTATCAAGGATTACACCGATATGAGCACAGACGTAAATGTGGACATTACGCTCGTGTTTCATCCAGGTAAAATCGCAGAGCTTCAAGCCAAATCATTAGAAAACGATTGCAATGCGCTGGAGAAGCTATTAAAGCTGTATACTACTAGAACGACTACGAATATGCATATGTTTGATGAGACCGAAAAGTTGCGTAAATACGAAACTGCGAGTGAAATCGCAGACCATTACATTGGTGTTCGCATGTCTAAATATGTGGAGCGCAAAAAATACCAGATCAAAAATTTAGAGAAGGAGGCGAAACTCATATCAAACAAGGCTCGCTTTATTAGCGAGATTCTTAAGGACACCATAGATCTTCGGCGCAAAACGAAATACGTCGTGATCGCTCTCCTGACCGACCATAAATACGACATATTGGACGATGACAAAGAATTCAAATATCTTGTTAAGATGCCTATGGATAGCGTAACTCAAGAGAATTACGACCGTCTGATTAAGGAGGAGGGAGACAAACTAGCTCAGCTCAAAATCCTTAACTCTAAGTCAGAAAGCACCATATGGTTAGATGAGTTAGATAAATTGGAGGAGGGCTACAACTTATTTAAGAAGGCGAAGGAGAAGACTGTTCTAAAATTAAAGATTAAGAAAAAGTAGATTATAACCATCGGTGTTGTCTTAGTTGTTTGTTCTTAGTAGTCATTATGGGATTGCTCATAGGTGTTGCTAGATTTGTTATATCGCGTTTATATTTAAGATGGCTTTCAACAGAATTAAATACCTGTGGTATTGCGTATTGTAATACTAATGAATTCAAATTTTTTATTGCGATTACACTATCGCTATACTGATGGCGAGAATTTTCAACAAATATACTATTCATAATCATCTTTAATTGATCTATATTTTGTTTACCAACATTATACTGATTATTAGACATTCGTCTAACACCTGATTGTATTTCTAATTGTAAATTATTAATATTTGAATCATTAAAAAATATGTCGTATAGAGTATTTTTGTTATTGTATATGTCTTTCGTAAGAGCATCTCTAAATGATACGGTATGATCAATAGGTATTCTATCACTTAATGTAAATACAGCGGTTTTATTTGGACCTGTAATATTAATATCGTTCTTCTTGTAGTTCATTATATAACTTTAACAGAAAAAATTATATACCTTTATTTTATATAATGTTTATGAATTTTCAGTCAATAGTAATGATTGTTGCTACTGTTATATTGATATTTGCTCTCGCTACAATAGGGGTTGCGTTATCTAATATGAATAGTGATATTAAATATCCGCCGGTTATTGCGGACTGTCCTGATTATTGGTCTATTTCAACAGATCCCGGAACACAAGAATTTATTTGTAATAACGATAAGGAATTAGGACACGATAATAGCGAAGTAGGTTGTACAGTTTTTAACAGTTCTGATTCTAAATATAAGGGTACCGGTGGACTATGTGCAAAAAAACAATGGGCTGATAAGTGTGATATTACATGGGATGGAGTCACTAATAATCCTGATGCCAAAAAAGACTGCTGGTAAAAGTTATAAAATATATTATTCGCAATAATATATGTTATATAAGGATAAATTATCCGACGATTTGCTACGATACATCTATACATTCATTCAGTTTAACGAGAAGGCAACGACTAACAGAGGGAATTACTATATAAACTATGCTATAAAATTTAAACAAACTATGTTCAGACGAGGCGATAGTTATGTGCGATACATCATAAGAAAAGATCTCTCTATAGCGTTCAAGGAGATTTTAGAAAAAAAATATTCAAATTGGATAACCCGAAAAAAATACAAATATAATGATAAAATCTATAAAAACTATATTGATTTCATTAAATTTTATATAGATGAAAATAACGTGGGTAAGTGTAAAAATGTCTTACACGAATGTTCGTTAACTAAAAAACAACATAAAAACAGTTTTTTAATTTAGTGAAACGTATATGGACAATTTAGATTTGAATAAAATATTGGATAGAGAAACTATTGCCGAAAAGATAAAAGCCACGCTTATTGATTTTGAAAAGAATAAGAAGGATTTAACTAGAAAGCGAGGTATATATATTTACGGAACTCCTGGATGTGGTAAAACCGCATTTATAAAGGACCTTATTAAAAGTATGGATTACGACATTGTTCTATATGATGCTGGCGATATTCGTAACAAACTTGTAATAGATAACATTACTCAAAATAATATGTCGGATAGGAATGTTATCAGTCTATTTAACAAAAAAAAGAAGCAAATAGCGATTGTAATGGACGAGATTGATGGTATGAATAATGGAGATAAGGGTGGAATTAATTCACTTATTAAACAAATACGTCCTAAAAAAACCAAAAAACAAAAGGAGGAGGATACCACAAACACGCCAATTATATGTATTAGCAACTATCATGTTGATAAAAAAATAAAGGAATTAATGAAAGTATGTAATGTATTTGAACTAAAAACACCTACAGACGAGCAGATAAATTACATAATACATTCATGTATGCCAAATATAGATGATACTCTAAATATAAATATTAAAGAGTTCATCAAAAGTGATTTGAGAAAATTGCGAACATTATATGATATTTACACAAATCATCAGAGTTTTTTAAAAAATGAGATAATTAAAAATATTCTAAAACCAAAATCATATAACGAGGATACTAAAACAATAACAAAAAAATTAATTAATAATAAATATTCTTTGTTAGACCACCAGACAGTAATGAATGAGACAGACAGAACAATAGTGGGGCTTCTTTGGCACGAAAATATTGTGGATATGTTATCACAAATTCCTAAGGAAACCGCATTTCCGTTGTATGAAAAATTTCTAGAGAATATATGTTTTGCAGACTATATTGATAGAATAACATTTCAGAAACAGATATGGCAATTCAATGAGATGAGCTCTTTGGTAAAAACGTTCAATAATAATAAATTGTATTCACCATATTCAACAAACGAATTTAATCCACCCGAAGTTAGATTTACAAAGGTATTAACTAAATATAGTACAGAATACAACAATTCTATATTTATTCAAGAAATTTGCCAGACACTAGGAATGGATATTAAAGATATATTCTCTTTTTTTATAGAGCTTAAAAATAACAACACAGACGACGAATTGTATAATATATTAGAGCCTTATGAAATAAATAGATTAGACATTAAACGTATTTATAAATATTTAGATAATTACACAAACGCGGAATAAAATAGCCCGTATAATAGCCCTCATAATTAATTTACCATATTTATTTGAGAAATTAATTGTGGTTCATCGTGTTCAATTATATTCATGTGAATATTTTCACTATTATTTTCACTAATTCTACTTGAGTTCAATTTAAGCATACTAATCATATCGTCTCGTTTCTTTACCTCTTCAATTAGCGTTTTAATATTAGCTTGTTGTTGTCGTAGCATCTTGATAACATCGTCGTTTAATAGCTCTTTCGATGTTCCGTCGGAGTTCTGAACTACTATTCGGCCTTGCATTTTTGCCGCTAATTCCTGAAAACGGTTCTCTGCGTCTTTGCGTCGGCGTTCCTCAATCTCTATTATTTGGGTTAATACATCTGGTTTCATAGTGGGTCGTCCGGGCTCGTAATCTTTCAGTAGGTCGTCAATATCATTCATGTAAAAATTTCGCATCTCGTCGTCTTTTACGAATTCTTCAACTGATTTATCTGTTTGTTTTACGAGTTCAGGGTGGGGGTTTTCCAATAATTTACGTTTGTCAAATGTATTATGATCGTGTGAAAATACTAATATTGTTTTATATGGGTCTAGTTGGACGAAGGGAACTGTGTAATTTTTAAGGAATTGCTTTTCCTCCGCAATAGCCGCTTTATCATCATAACTGCTCGTCTCTAACAATTTGCGTTTGAAAGCAAACGTTCCTGCCGTTGCGTGATTCGGTCCATATGGGCCAAATTTATACACTGTTTTATTGTGTTTAAAATATATGAATATTTCGCTACTACCAGAGCAGAGGGCTTCGGGGTGTGCTAACAGCGTTTCAACTGCGTGAGAAACTCGGTCTACTGGATAATAATCGTCGTCGTCCATATAAACCAAAATTTCCCCCTTTGATTTTTTATGCATCAAGTTCCTCTTTTCTCCCAGAGACATTTTGGTAGCATATTCAAAATATTTTACGTATGGAAGATGTTGAACCAAATCCTTGATTTTATCGGTGCCATCATCTATGATTATCCACTCAAATTTATCTTTCGGATAGTCCTGCTTTTCAATACATTTAATAGTATAGGGTATGAATGGTCTACGATTGAAAGTAGGCGTACAAATACTAACAAATGGTTTGTCGGTAGAAGTCATTGCTATTATATAATTTGTTCTTTTATATAATAATTATTTGTTAATGTATAAACAGCGAATATAATTATTTTGAACCAGTAAGTGATTTATAAACTCCCTTCCTCCAACTATTCAATTCTACCAAAATATATAACATTACAGTGATAATCATTCCTGTAAACACAGCCTTATTTAGGTGTAATTGCGCAAAGACAATACAGAAGAACACAAATAGAATTCTAAGCGGTTGTTTTATATCTCGCATCGCACTCAACATACCTGAGAAGTTGAACAAAAATGGACCAAATGGAGGAAAGAATGTTAAAATGAACTGAATTACCATAGCAAATGACGTAAAGGTTCCGCACATAGCTAATATTCCAACATCCGCAAATATAAAGAAAAGTAAGTTCCAGACGATGCCAACACCTGCGTACATAAGACTAGAATCATAATCCCGCCAGTTTGCGTGTCTTATTTGTGTCATACTAATAAACATTAGGGAGATAGCGATCATTTCCATAAATCCAGATGAAGAAGGTCGTTTTTTATCGGTTATAAACATAGTCAACATTGCTGGACCACCTATAAAAACCGCCAAACACATCAATGTAAATATCAATTTAAATCCTGGCGACAATTTCTTCATTGTCTTAAACAAATGCTGTAATATGCCTCTCCAAAAAATATATGTCGCCGCAATTGTCCGAATATACCAACTTTTTCTCATTTGAAAAAAACCGGTTTTTGTATCATAATCATCAAAAGCACCTTCGTAATAAGGAAATCTGCCAAATATTCTACCATCTGAACCTGAAGGTGGAATATTAAATTTGTTCAATGATATACTACCAGGTTTAACATCTCCAGGAGTACCTGTATTGTATAGACCAAAGGAATCTTGTGATTTACCTACTAATACTCCACCAGTAATGCCTTCGGGTATTGGGAAATACGTTCCTATTGTTTCTTCGGTGCTTTCGCCAGTAATACTAGTTGTATCAAGTTTTGAAAAATATACAAAGTTCGCACCAATTGCTCCAACTATTATCACACCGATTATGGAAACACCACACCCTTTTATAAATTTAATCCATTTGTTTGGTTTCTCTGCCTCCTCCTCCAGATTACCTCCGTTACTCTTGAATAATTTTTTATAGAATGAAAGGTCAAATATCTGGTCTAAACTCACCATATTAATATATTATAGTTATATAATTACTTAACAATCATAATTTATTTTATCTCTTATTAATTTATAATAATGAATTTTAAAACAAAAATAGTAATTCTATCTTTGATATTAATAGGAACATGCTTAATTCAGATCGCATTACATAAAAAAACGTATGAGGGCTTCGTTAGTGTTAGTAATGCGGAGAGCACATTATCATTCAGTCAAATAGATAGAAAATACAACAATAGCAAGGACTGTAAATTCAAGGACTTTGAAGTTGGACAATATGTAGAAATAAATTTAAAGGATCCAAGCGATTATCCTACGTCAGAGTTCCTAGAGAACAAAATAGATTATGGATCTAAGTGGGAAACTGCTGTAATAACCGCTGTTCTTGATAATAACCAATATAATGTTCAATATGATGGTAGTGACGTTGAATATACAGTAGATGAGAACAAAATTAAATCTCATCATCAAAATAATTGCGAACTATGTGGTAATCGCGACGATCAATGTTCTGCCGATTGTATGGATCCTGTTAAGATAGGCGGAGATTGTATGCCTGTGCGAACCGGTCAAGATGGTAACGGTGACCCTATTTTCTATCAGGTTTGTCCTAGCATATGTAGAAACGATAGTAAGCAACCAATTGACCTTATATGCCAAGGTGATAATTGTTGTAAGGGGTGTGGCTATTCTGTTTTTCAAGTTGCCGATAACACCGCTGTTGTTAGCGGTCAACCTAATCCAGCTCAGCGCGATGAAGCCACAATATTACATAAACTCATTAATATTCCATATACTTCGGTTGATTACGAGGTAGACGTCTCATATAATTACGAGGAGGAAATGCAAAAAGAGGAGAAAAGGATACAAGACGCAATGGCCGCCGCATCATCCACCACGGTATCTTCAAGCGAACCTGCTTCCAGTTCTACAGCGGTGACTACGGCAAATTCAAATGGAACTAGCACTTCGTCGTCTGCGCCTGCTACCGAAGACGCTGTTACCGCTTCAGGTGAAGCTGTTAATTCAGAAACGACTAATATCGTGAATGCATTCAACGACAGCAACGATTGTTGGTTAGGTCCTACAGGACACGATGGGTTCATGTATTGTGGTCCTGCGCCGTTTTCATTTTAGCTAAATATATAAATGGATTTCAGATTATTTATCTAGCGTAAGATAGCGCGGCGTTGCCCGATGAAAAGGTCAGAACATTATATCTCTCTTCAAATACGGTTAAATCGTATGTATATTCAAATATATTGTCGTGGGTTTTATCTATACCAACTAAATTACCGTCAGAATCACAGACAACATCAACGGTTGCGTTGCTATCCAGCGGAGGAGTGATTAAGCCCAGTTCAAATTGAATCTTATTAAATTTACTCATATTAATTGCGCCAGACGGTTGAAAGTCTGTTGTATTATTATTCAAACAAAAATTATAGCAATATAATCCATCCGGTCCATTTCCGGCTGTTCTGGTATACTTCTCAACATAATTAAATATTCCTGCTTCCATAGTGGTTTCACGATATTTTCCGTCTATTATTAATCCCCAAGATTCCATAATATTCTTAAGATTTTCATGTTTATATATTCCCGATAGTGCTATTGAAGAAGGAATTATATTTGTCTTTAGATAATTGCCATCTGCTTTATTATTTGGCTGTCTTAATTGATGTTGAGGAGTTATATTTTGTTCGTCATTGGTGATTCCCAACTCTTTTATAATGTTAACAGCAACAACCCCTAACTGAGCAACATTCTTCGGTAAAGTAGCATTATATGGAAGATATTCATATGGCCAGTTAAAATGGTTTGACCATTCATTGCGAAGCAAGATGTCGCTTCTCTGTAAAAACCACATCCAGCTAGAAACCATACCTCTAGTTTCAATATCAATAAGCGTATTTCCTGTAATCCCTTTATGGTGGTGTGTGTAAATTTGTTTAATTAAATAAGTCTGTTCGTTCAATTGAAATACTCGTTTCTCGTCTTCGGATAAGAATGCGTATGTACTTATCAGATGGACGTCCGCATCCCAGTTTGTTCTCGTATTCGCAAAGTCTTCTTCCAATAGTTTTGCCGTCGGGGGTGGATGTATAAATCTATAAAATTGCTCTCTCGGTTCGTTAAGATTCGATTGGTGATAATAACTACCAGGGTCTAGTTCATTTGGTATATTTCTTATAACATACAATTCCTTTACAGGTCTAATATCTACTTCAATATGAAATTCGTTATACTGTAAAGCAGAAATAGGAAAGGCCATTTTAGACGCCATAGTAAACCAAATATTGAGAGGAATATATAGGTTACGAGAACGAATAGATGGTTCAGAACCACCTTTGGATTCATCCATAACATAAGCATTTGGGTATACATTTACACGGTTATACGCGTTTGCGGGGTCATTTAACTCAGGCACGTTACCTGTCATTTTATAATACAAATCCTTTTTGTTGGAATCAAAATCTCTTTCAACCATAGATTGTAAATAGCTACCGGTGAATTCCTGTATAACCTGACCTCCTATTGTAAATCTTACACTACGAATCATCTGTGAACCAATATGTTTGATCCATTTAAACTCATAAGGGCGCCACTTATTAATTATATTTATGGTTGAATTACTCTGACTATAGTCTATATTTGAATCAGGTGGAATAATTGGACTCCATATGGTTGGTAGCGTAACAACTAAATATGTGTCCATGATTAAATCCCCTCCCGTTCGCGGCATTTTAAATTTAAAATTTGAAGGAGCATTCATATTTAAGATTCGTTGACCATCATAATCAATACGAAATTTCTGTAAACCGAAATTAGTATATTTAGCATATGTGCATTTAAAAAAACTCTTTGTCGGGTTTCCTGTTAAAATAATATTTTGGTTACCTTCTGCTATTAGATTCATAAGACCACCAGGCATATTTATATATTAGCCATATTATTATTTAACTAATGTTATAATATTATTATTAATATTATTAATAATATTATAATTTAACTAATAAATTATTAAAGTTAAAATATAATCGTATATATTATACAACCTAATGTCGGAAGCTATTCAAAAAAGCTATAATAAAATGGTTTATTCTGTTAAGAATTCTATTAATTTAAAAAAGCCCAAATTAGTACAATTAGGGGTATTTTTAATAGGAACGCTCATGATACTACTGTTGTTTATGTGGTCGTATTCAAAATTAACATTATCTAGCTCTAATTGTAGTAATATTGAGAAAACTAAGCTCGATACTAGTGAACTAAAACCATATAATTACCTCAAAACGCAAAAATCAGAAGACAATGTTGAAAAAACGTATGGAGATTATAGACTGCGAGATTTCTATGTAAAAACCGCTTATAATTGTTGCGCGAGCGGTTCATTTTCTCATGATTTTGTAAACGAATGTGCGATTGAAAATTGTATTCAATTAGGTGCAAGATGTTTAGATTTTGAGGTATATTCTTTAGACGACAACCCAATTATATCAGTTTCAACTGATAAAAATTTCGGCGTTAAAGAAACGTATAATTACCTTGAATTCGATAGGATAATGGCAAAAATTAGGGATATGGCTTTCACTTCCGGTGTAAATAGCGCAGGAAATATATCATCTGATCCATTAATCTTACATTTTCGCATCAAAACAGAACACAAGAATATTCTGGATTCAATGGCCGACTCCCTAAACAGGAATTTTTATGACCGTCTTTTGAGTCGGAGGTATAGTTATAAATACAACGGTAAGGACCTAGGTAATGTGGAAATGAAATATTTAGAGGGCAAGGTAATAATTATGGTAAATAATCTTGAGCCAATAAACATTGAAGAAACCAAATTATATGAATACGTTAATATTGTAAGTGGGGGAGAAAATATGCGATTGATGAGATATAAAGAGGTTACACTTTCGGGTGTCCTTGAGGAAATTAGAGATTTCAACAAGGAGAAAATGACTATATGTATACCCGACATGAACGCAAAACCGGAGAATATGGATTGGAGTCAATTGACACACAAGATGGTTAGTGGTAATAAATATGACGAAGACAAACAAAGAGAGGTGGTTGCTGTGATTCCGTACGGATATGGAATTCAGTTCGTAGGGATGTGTTTTCAATCACCCAGCGGACGGATAGATCCATTCTTAAAAACATACATTGACCAGTTTAATCGCAAGAAGTCGTCTTTTATTTTAAAACCAAAGGAATTAAGAAAGGTAAATCCACAGACAACGATTAATATTGATACGAGTGGTGCTAATAAAAAAATCGCAGCCCAGGAAAGCTCAGCAGAAGTAATGGCACTTTTGGGGGGTGGTTCCCTGAATATGTAAACAACCGTAATTTATCAATAATATCAATCTATTAGAGCAATGAATATAATAGATTGATAGTATATATGTGTGATAAAAATCCCACATTTGAAGAGAAGGAATTAGCTATATTAAGAGCTGCCGTTGATAGTGCGGAGGGGCGGACTAACAGTAAACTCGCACAGTCGGACTTAATTAGGGATGTAAATAGAATAGTAGAGGAATTCATTAGAGATAAGAAGTTAATTTGTTACGGTGGAACCGCTATTAATAATATACTACCTCTAGATGATCAATTCTATGACAAAAACACCGATGTGCCCGACTACGATTTTTTTTCAATGAATGCTGTTTTAGATGCAAAAGAGTTGGCTGATATATATTTGAGAAAAGGATATTCAGACGTAGAGGCAAAATCAGGAGTTCATAAAGGAACCTACAAAGTATTTGTAAATTTTATTCCTGTTGCTGATATTACCTATCTTATACCAGATATATACAAGTCACTTAAAAAAGACGCGGTTAAAGTGAACGGTCTTTCATATGCGCCACCTAATTTTTTAAGAATGGGAATGTATCTGGAATTGTCTCGTCCAGATGGTGATGTTAGTAGATGGGAAAAGGTTCTCAAGAGACTCGTATTACTCAATAAAAATTATCCCATTAAAAATACAAAATGCAATTCTGTAAGTTTTCAGAGAGATTTTGAAGGTGAATCGGGAGACCGAGAAACTATATATTATACAATTAGGGACTCTATTATTGACCAGGGATTAGTTTTTTTCGGAGGATTCGCAAGTACAATGTACAGCAAATACATGCCTATAAAACAGCGAAAACAACTCCAGACGATTCCAGATTTTGACGTATTGACCGAAGATCCAGAAACAACGAGCACAATATTAAAAGAGCGCCTTAGCGAAAAAGGATATGTAAATGTAAAAATAGTGAAAAAGGCGCCTATTGGCGAATTGATAGATACCCATTACGAAATAGTAGTAGACCAGGAAACTCTTTGCATTTTATATAAACCAAACGCCTGTCATAGTTACAACGTAGTAAATTTGGGGAAAAAAAAAGTGAAAATTGCCACTATTGATACAATGTTAAGTTTTTATTTGGCATTTTTATATGCTAATAGACCTTACTACGACCCTGAAAGGTTGCTTTGTATGTCAGAATATCTGTTTATAGTTCAGTCTAAAAATCGTTTGAAACAAAAAGGACTATTAAAAAGATTTACTACAAACTGCTATGGAAAACAGGAGACAATGGAAGATATAAGAGCTTCAAAAGCTAACAAATTCAAAGAACTTCAGAATAAACGGAATTCTAAGGAATATGAAGAGTATTTTTTAAGATATACACCAGGGGAGGTGAAGAGAAAGAAGAAACCCGCCACAAAAAAACGTGTATTAAAGAAAACAAGGGGTAAATCTGGAGCAAAGAAGGCATCTTCTAAAACTAGACGGACAGGAATATCAAAACTGAAAAATAGGTTTGGATTTAAAGTGTTTTAACTGTAAACAATAACCTAATTAATTAGATAATACATAATATCTTGACATGTAGAATAGCTAATTTTAGTAAAGAGAGTAAAACAATTTGATTCTCTAATACAACAGGGTATATATTTGTATAGTGTTGTATATAGTTCAATAATAATTATTATACAAACAAATATGGATTCCCTTGCACGGAGAGATAGTATGGACAATAAAGACCATTCGTTGTAATAACTACACATATCAGAGGTTCCCGTGGTAATAAAAGTATTAATATCATTAATTCCCAATAAAAGTCTTTCGTTTACATTTTGTTCATTCTTAGTATTGAAAACGCGGTGATAATTTGAATTCGTAACCATCATAACGAACAATACTGGTCGTTTATTATCGCGAAATACGTGAGGTGTAATTCCATCTAAATAACGAGCTTTATACTTGAACTCCTTATTTGATAAGTATGGAATATGACTAGACCTGATAATACAATCAAGTAAGTGCTCGCGACTATCAAAAGTATTCTGGACAACCTGTTTCCCAAGCTCAATATCGTAATATGTAATATGTAGTGTATTATTAACGCAACACATATCCTCCGTCATATTATTAAAAATAAATTCACGAACACATACGGCATATTGTGTTAAATCAAATTGTTCTTTGAAACATTTACGTATTGAGAGAAACATTTCGTTAATGTCGTAATTGCAGGTAGTCAAATAATATAAGGCGATTATAGAACCGATGCTACATCCTGATACGCGCGATACGCGAATCATATTTGCTCTCTCTAATGCTTTAAGGTATAGAGCAACTCCCAGACCCATCCCACCATTGAATGCGCCGCCATCAAATACTACGTCTACGCATGGAGGGTTATTAATGCCGCAAGGATTATTACATTCTTTTACGTTAGTCAATCTTGATACTAGCGTTTGAATGTATATATCAAGTAATGTTTTGGACATGTATATTTATTACAATAATAATCTAATAAATATACGTAAATAGTGCGTATTAATTAATTAATATTATTAGCGTCATATACTCAAGAAATCTAGTGATTTTATAATACAGTAATATGTACTAGCAAACGCCAAACTATTAACAGAGTATCCAAGCATGTTAAAATTTCCGTCTTTATTAAAAAGCGATGGAATATATTTCAATGTGTTTGTTTTAATAACCGGAAGCTGGAATACAAAATATATAACAGCCAGTATTATAGGAACGTGAATATCGTCATACAAGGCATCCATAGAATTAGTGCTGTTCTGTTTAATGTTTTGATTATTTATAATTTGGTCCTGATTATATGTGTCGTTTATATAATCTCCATTGTTTTCTGGAATATAATTAGGTTGTAGCTGTGCATCGTTAGTTAAATGACTCTGGCTCTGAGGAATATCCCTAGAAGGAAGTTGAAGTGCTCCGCTTGCCGCCGCCTCCTGAATTCCTGTAACAAAGCTGTTGATATCTATACCGTTATTGCTCTCGGGCTGGGCCTGTCTTGGAGCAGGAGGTTGGTTCTGTTGAGGAGTCGCTTGGGACATTACTTGTTGTAAATCAGCATTGCGGTTAGCTTCCAAGTCTTGAGTCGGATTAGGGACCTTTACATTTTGTTCTGTTATATTTAAATTAACGTTCGGTTGCGAATTAACGCTCGATTGTGGCAAATCATCTAAACTAGTGGTCATATTTAATATAGTTAAGTGATTAAATATATTAAATATTTTACGCAATATCAACTTGCTTATTTTGGTGAGGATTACACATTACCGATTGTTCGGTATATTTATAGCATTTATCGTTATGTTTGTAAACAGATTTACCAACCTCTTCAAAGGATGGCGCATTGAATATTAAACAGTTTCGCGATTCACAAGTCTTTCTAAATATACTAGATAAACCAATACCTAATAAAATAGAAATTATTATTTTACCATACTTGGTATTCACCTTAGTAATTATATTCTTAAACATATATAGTATATATAGATTACTTTTGAATTGGTATGGTCTTTATATCTTCATTATTCATACACGATACCTCAGTAGATTTGAATTGGTAACAATTATCAGCTTTATCTTTATACTCAACTTTGTTAATATTTTCGGGAGTTGGATATACATAGATAACTGTTGGTGGTGGAGTAGATAAATAAACGAATAATAAACCAATACTCAAACTAATAATAAAAACTGGGAATGAGATAATGGCCGATAATTTCATATATATATAGTGATATAATGTAGTTTATTTTTAATTTTTATTGGTTATTATTTTTGCATTATTCTGACTATTTAAAGGAATAAATAAATCAGAATAAATATAATCACTCTGTATCAACTCACTTGTATTGTCTAGTTCATTAGGATTAATATAACTATGTTTATATTTAACCGATTGAAGTCGCTCTATTAAAGGTTTAATATCGCGAACATAAATTTCTACCATATCTCTCAAATAAGTTTCGTTTTGTTTTGAATTATAATCAGTTTTAAGTTTCTTTAATTGATCTGTAAATTCATATAGTTTGATGGTGTCATCTTTGATCGCCTTTGTTTTGTCTTCATTATCAACTATTGATATATAATCCTTACGATAAATAACAAGTGATTGTGTGAAATCACTTAGTCTTTTTTTTTGTTTTTTAAAATCATTCAATATTGTATTTTCATCGGAATAATTGAACAGTAAATCGAGTTTAAGACGCATAATTGTTTGTTTAATTCCTTTAATTTCCTTCTCTATCTCTTGTTCAGTATTTCGTATGTTTGTATATTTTCCACGGTCAATATTAATATTCAATGCGCATGGAGTTTTACATCCACATATCGCTATTAGCGTATTATTATCTGTTTTAAATATGGTCTCGCCTTTATTGCCGCAATTTATGCATGTTTTTTTTATTTGCTTAACTCTTAACCTTTTGTCTTTATTAGTCAAATCTTTTGAATTCCGTATTTTATTTTTAGCATTTGTTATTTTTTTTTCATATTTTTTTTTTAGCGTATAATAGTCTTTTATTGCTATAGCTACATTTTCATCCATATATATTAAATCTAATATTAAATCTTAGTATATATCTGGTTATTAGTCAAATAATGGAAGGTTGGTTAACATCTCATTGTTTTTTTTAATTGCCGATAATTGTTGTAATTTTGAAACTATATATTCTTGTTTTCGTCTGTTTTTTAATTCCACTTCTCCTTTGGTTAGTCTTCCCTTGTATCTATAATATAAGATACTAAATAACACCACTATAAATATGACAAACATTCCAATATTGTAAAAAAAATTAATGTATTTTTCTTTGAATTTATGGCTCTCCTTTAGAGAGCTACGTAAATAATATTTTATACCTGGTTCACATAAAACAGGGTTTGAACTCATTAAATATATATAGTATTATTTCAAAAAATATTGTCCCTATTATTTATAATGGCTACCGAAACTAATGGCATCGTTCCTATGGAAACCCAATTTGGATTTGTCTTTTTCATAATGGTTACTACATTATATTTTGTATTGAGTTATATACTATGTAAACCATCGCGAGGGTCTAAGGCACAGACTTTTGGCTTGATGTTGGCTGTTTGTTATTACATAATCGTTCTATTTGGACAATACCTTATTAACCTAATGACCACATATAGAATGTGTAATGAACATTATCAATATCTCACTGCTGCTTATATAACATTAGTTCCATGGGTTCTAATATTTGGAATATTAAATTTAATGTTGCTTATATTTCCAGGTTGGTTAACCCCATTTTCTAACACTTTTGGATATGGTATGACTGTTGCTCTGGGAATAAAAAAAGTAATTCGCAATGTTTTCAAAGAACAAGGAACAGTTCAGGGTCAGAGCGACAAGGCAACCGAGGCTCTTAACTATATCTACGGTAATCAATCATTATTGGTTAATGAAATAACAATGCAAAACTTTGATGTATTTCTTGATTCTATGAAAACGTTATTGAAAGTTGCCGCAGACTCAAAAGAGGTAGTAATTCTTAAAAACCTTATATTTTTGAAAGAATCGGTAGCTCAATATATGTGGTTTCTTCTTACTGGTTCGCTAGTAATTGCGGTTGCTACAAATTCAATCATCAATTCAAGTTGTAATTATTCTGAAGAATCTCTTAAAGAACTACGTACATTATGAACTCTTTCGGGTAATATTAAAAAAGAAGTTGATTAATGTAACAATTTAGGTAAAGCAAGATAATATAAAACCGATAAATATGAAATTATAGCTAATATTATAGCAAGCAACCACGCAGGAATAACGGTTTTGTTTCTAAATCCAAGACCAAATTCTCTTAGTGTTCCATCACGTTTAAAAACAAATGCCGGTTTAAACATTAAAACAGAAACATATAAAATTATGAAAATTACTATAGAAAATGATGTAATATTACGTCGTATTAAACTACGATACATATAATATATTATATCATTATATTTTGCTTTAATCACCCAACCAAATATTAGATAATGTTGTGCGTTTTATATATGTATTATTAATAAATCATATTTCAAAAATTATGACTGCGTATTACTAGAAGCAACCAATTATATGAAATGTTAAATATCCATAGGTTTACATATCTCCGTCTCTATCTCCATGATCATCATCGTCTGCTAGGTTGTTCATACTATATTCCTCGACATCTATATTTTCGGCTTCCTGCTCTGCATATTTGGCATCTAATTCAAATATGTCTCTGTTCATATCATTTACTACGTCGTTTCTTCCCAATTGAATGTCCGAAATTATCTGTTTCTCCATATCCTGACGCTCCTTGTCATATGTGTCTTTTTGGTATATTCTTACACCTTTTTGGAGACCAACGCTCCATCGTTCTAGTTTGTGATTTTTAAAATGGTTTTCAATCTCTCTTTGTTCGTCTGTCATTTTGCGAAGATATGATGTTATAGATTCCTTCTCTTTCTCTTTTGATCTATTCACGCGTTCCATAACTAGTTCGTATGTGTAATTTAGTTCGTTTTTATGAACACATATTATCTTAGCATACTCGTTCATAAGAGAGGCAATTTTTTCATTTACCGAATTTTCATTACCGCGTATGATTTCTATCTCAATATCCAAATCTTGTTCGTCTCCTTCTATTATATCCATTTCAGGTATCTTGTCTTTTTCCCGAGTTACTAGAGCTAACTCTTTTTTAATATCTCCTCGTGAGATAATCTCTACATGTTCGGTTAAAATCGTGTAGAAGTAAAATTTAAACAATTTCATTGCAATATCCTTGTCAAATACCGAATAGAAAGTGTCCTTTCCATTTTCAACCGGAGCACTGTACAATGTATTTTCAGAAAGCTGATATATATCATCAACATAATTATATACGTTATCTAAAATAACTTCAATACTTTTATCGTTATAAAACTGATTTGTATCACCATAATATTTGCTTATTATATTTTGAAAGTCCTTTTTATGAACCGCGGATAATTTCCAGTGAGTAGGAGGCATTATGTTTTGAACACCAACGCGATTTTTAATCATATTTGGAAACAATTTACATATTGATTTAATAGTAAGTTTCATATAATTCATCATTTTATAAATTACATTTTCGTAATCTTCGCTTTTATCACCAATATTAAACTCATTAATTGTTCTCAAGCAATCAACTATTTTATTTCCTGGTTTACCATTTGATGTAATAAAATCAATAATATTTTCCTCCATTAAATTATTTGTTGTATATAGGTAGTTTTTCATTTTTTCCATTTCAGGAGTGTCATCCATTAGAACGCCTGGTTCGTAATTTTCTGTCAAGGCCAACAAATTAACAATAAACGGGCCGGGTAATATAGTGTCTCCTCGTTCATTAGCCGACTCTAAAATAGCACGAATTGTGCTAATGTTGTCAAAATTGGGCCGACCGAACTCTAGACCTACAATATTTTGTCTATTAATAATATTTACAAGTTGGGACAGATTTTTATTTGAATAATTTACTCCTTCGCTTTTAAGTTTCGCTATTTTATCGTCGATGCTTTCTGAATTAACGAAGTTGTTTGGTTTTTCTCCGCAAATTGCTCTTATTTCTTCACCGATTGGTATGTTGCTACCAAATTTACAATGATATATGAACGCCTTATATATAGTTGGTGTTGTATAGTCTGTTGTAATTTCAGGGTATTTAAGCTTTGTATCTGTGGGGAAAATTAACGTGTTTGCCTGTTTAAGGGAATGCATGTCGTCTAATCTATCTTGGAGTTCAACGACGTAATTGTTCAGATTTGCTATTTCGGGCGCGAGCTTAATAAAATAATCAATAGTGATGTTGTTATCACTATCGCAACATGCGTTCTCTAAAAAAGGTTCAGAGTGACTGTTTGATAATATTGCGGTTTTCGCATATACAACACTATGTATGTGTTCTTGAATTTTGAGAGCGGAATATATTATTTTTGAACGAATAATATTAATTTGCGCGTGCTGTTCCTTGTTTCCGCTCTTGTAATTTTTTGAAAGCTCGTCGTTGAATGCTTTGGATGTGTGTTGGAATGTCGGTGTTTTAACGCTCTCCAATGGTGGAAGAAACGTCGTCCATTTTTTAACGCTAATGGAATACGGTATCTCTTCGTCAGGATTTAATTTCATATATTCTATTTTTTGCCGCATCATTTTTTTAGATTCTGGTATAATCAACACATATTTGGTAAGCATATATTTTATTTTTTCAACAATGTTCTCCTCTTTAGTTTTTTTGATTGCCGACCACGGAGTCTGGTCTGATTTAATCTTGCGTGCGATACAAGCAATATACATTATAGCACCCGTATCCTCCTCTCCGCCCATAGGAAATCCCGTGAATGATTTTTTACATCCAGGAAAACGTTTTCTAGTTTTAATAGAAGGAATGCTGGTCTGTATTGATAAAATAAAGTAAGACAATGTTATCATGACTATTTGCGAGTCTAGAGCCTTCTCATATGTTACTGGTTTTTTCTTATTTTGTTGCATTACTTCATATTTCGCTCTGGACGGCATTACCTTTCCAATTGTAATGACACTATTACGTATTATAAAATCAGAATACAATGATAGATCTATACCTATATATTTTGCCATAGCATTCGCAACTCTGAAGACCTTCTCTGCTTCTTCGCTATTAAACGACATTGCGTTGTTTCCAGACTGCGACGAATAGTTAAAATCGGCTTCTAAAATGTCACGACTTTTAATCTTGAATCCTGCTTCAGTAAATCCTTCTTCAGTGTCAAACGAAATCGGTTTAATATTATAACCGCTATATTTGTCTACCACAAATGCTTCGTCGTCGCTCTTTTCACCTTGCTCCGCGGCTATTTCATCCATGACAATTAAATAATCATCCACACTGTTTAGATAGGCATCTGATAATTTCCTTATGAACGTAGGCAATAGCTTGATGTCTGTTGCAATACAATATAACCACCACTCATCTTCGGCATCGTTTGCTGGCCGAGTATACTTGTTTACAAATTTGGAAACATATAATTGCTTATCGTTTAGGTCACCAATTCCGAGAATTGTGTCTCTGAGTGTTTCGTGTGGAGATTTTTCGCGTATATTTTCCTCCAGCACTATACCTAATTCTAATTGTTTATCGTTGTTTTTTAAGCGCTTCGTCTCTTTTAATCGTCTAATATCTTTCATATTATCAATACATTTCTCATATTTAGTCTTAATAGTATTGATGATTACATCGCTACTTTTTTGTAAGCTCTCGTCAAATTCGGCGAGTATCTGTTTCATATTAACCTTGTCGATTGATAATTTACCATCAGCAATATTTTCGCAATTATCGGCAACTGATATACATTTCTCATTAAGATTGCAGAAAACCTTAGTGTCGTCTGTTGTTTGAGTGTCGTCTATTGAATCGTCAAGCTCCCATAGAGAGCCGGTTCGTCGGTAATATCTAACTCCACCGCCATCTAGATCATCCAAAATGGCGTAGTCGCCTTCATTAACCTCCCTCTTCTTAAAGTATATTGCCTTTGCCTCAATATTCGCTTTCTCTTGCGATAGACCATTTGTATCACGCAGTTTCTCCGCTATATATTCTATTTTGCCGGTAATATTATCGTTCTCCATTTCATTTAATTGTGATTGATACTCTTTAATCAATTCATAATAGGTCGGATCATATTTTTTATCATAATAGACGCCATCATTATTATCATTGTCGGCTTCTAATTCGTCAATCGCAATATATTTTTTAGCTATAACATATTTATTACAATCGCTGGTATTCTCCTTCTCTGGCTTTACTATATTTTTCATCTCTTCTATTTGCGACATTCCATTGGGAACAATGAGCGAAATAACGCTTAGACTAATGCCCGTATTATATAATTCGCAACCATCATAATCCTCTATCATTGAAAAAATCTCTCCGTCGCTAAGATTCGCATTGTTGGTAGGTATTCCATATGCTTCAGTTACTTCTTTGAAAATACTTTCATTGTGTCTCATAAGCAACTCTAATATTTTTGATTTATATGAAAGTGATTTTACTTTTAGTACCGAAAGAGCACGAACATTTGTATCATATTTCGTCTTTACCTCATTTATCTTATTTTTAATGAAACTGATGAATTCGTTATATTGCATGAATGTAATGTCTTTTTGATATACCATAAAAGGTTCCATATACTTGAGTATTTCATGGACAGAAAGATTATTGGATATATGTGATTTAATAAGATTAAATAGAACCCGCGTTTTTGGTATAATTTTTTCTAAGTATTCGCGATAACTGAGAGTTCCCTCTTCTGGTATATATTCACTATTGCTCTTTAGATATCTCTCATCATCGTGTTGTATTTCGCTGTTATTATTAATTATATCGGAATTCACATTAGTTCTACGCCGTAATAATCTCCCGTATGATAGAAAATTAGTATTTAAATTTGCCCTTGTAACAATATCGGTAGATGGAAGATTAATGCGCGAAAATCGGACTATCGGCTCTTGAAGAGTAAGAAGCGATGTAATATCTAGTCTGTCGTTTGGTATTATCGCAGAACGAATCAATTTGGTTGACTTTTTAGTTACTTGTTGTGTTAATATTGATTGTCCTAATGAATGTTCTTGTGTTAAAAATGACTGAACTGTTATATTTTGCTTTTTAAAAACAGTACTCTTATAACCATCCATATTATTAACCACACTTGTAATGGGAACGTTTACAGTTACCGAAGCCAATATATCATTTCTATTACGCGCATCATTGTATGGTTTGTAATATGGATCCAATTTACGCTGTAAATCTATATATTTATTATCACTTTGTGTTTGACTGTTATCTAAAAACTGGTTATATATATCGCTTTGTTCTTTTATTACTTCTTTAAAACTAAGAAGGGTAGTATCTGAAAATGCTTCATCTGTGTCTTTCAATGACTCGTCGGTAATATATATTTTTTTAGTATTTTTAACTACAGGTAATATCCAGTATAATTTCTGCTTCAGTTCCTCCATAATATCAACAAGCGGTTTGTGTTCAGCGCCTATTTTTTTAGGGGATGTTGCATTATTGTAATCATCAAAATTAGAGAATTCATTGCGGAGTTGTATAAAACGTTCTATCATCATATGGATACTATTCATTACGATGGGTGTTCGTTTAATATTCGGGATTGATGCGAGTAACTCGTCTAATAAATCGCCAGTTTGTTTATCGATTCCATAACGCTGTTCGGATTCGGGCAAATCAACCAATTCAGATATTTCATCTAGGTCATCGCCAAACTTAAGTTCATCTGCCGTCATTATTAATTTTGTTATTTTCTCCTTGAAATTATCCTCTTCTTCGTCGTCTTCGGGAGGCGACGACACTTCTTCTTCACCTTCCTTGCCAACAACCTCTTCGTCTTTAGTCTCATCCCGCGCAATAACATTATCGTCTGTGGTTTCCTCCTCACTAGACAAATTCGTCGGTGGTGTATTGCGTATTGTTATTGATTTAATTGGAGGATCAAGTGGAATACCCTTATACTCAAAGTCAATATAGAATGTATCACCATCCACACTTTTTACTTCTATCTGATCCTTCTCTAAATTAGTTATTTGTCCCGTAACTAATAACGGAATGTCTCCCTCAAAATATATGTCTATCCAAGTATCGGTTACAAGATCATTTTGTATAGCATAACTACCACTCACTGATCTACTTATTATTGTTATATTTTCAATCGATTCATTACTAAAACCGCCCTCGTCGTCAATATATAAAATAATTTCTTCGTCTCCAACTAATTTTATTTGAGTTGTATCTGTGTAAATCACTAAAAATCGTTTATCGTGTAATGCTTTATCATCTGGTGCCTCTATATCTATAATATCTCCAAGTTTAATATATACCTTGTTCTCGGATGATGTTTCACTCATTATCTTATACATATAACAGATATTTATATGATAGTAAAAAAAATTGAATATCAATATATACAATAGGTTACCTGTATAACAATGACGATGTTCAAATACAACTACAAAACGATTGCCGATATGGATGTTTCCGCGCTATATGCAGGCGATGAGACGCCGAAGAATGCTCTTAACCTAACAATTAAAAATACAAGCTACAATGATTCGTGCTATGGAGTCATTAAATACGACAAGAAAAAACTAACTGACGAAAATACAGGAACGTCTGGATTGTTTCGCTCGGTCGTTTACAAAAACAAAAAAATTATCGCGATTGCTCCTCCGAAATCTGCTTCATATGATACATTTATGTCACAGCATCAGCTAAGCGAATGTGAGGTGGAGGAGTATGTAGAAGGGACGATGATCAATATGTTCTATGACTATGACTGCGAAGAATGGGAAATTTCTACAAGGTCAACTGTTGGAGGCAAAACTAACTATACAATTAGCCGGTTTTCGTCACTAACGTTCCGTGATATGTTTCTAGAGGCATGTAACAACGCCGGCTTTGAGTTTGAGATTCTAGACAAGACACTCTGTTACTCGTTTGTTCTTCAACATCCAAAGAATAGAATCGTGGTCCCTTTTAAAGAAACTAAACTTTATCTGTGTGCGTGTTATCGTATGAACAAAGATTACATCGTTGATATCATTGATATAGAGACAATTAAAGAGTCACTTAAGTCCACCAAAATTCAATACCCTAAAATATATGAGAATATCAATCATGTGTATAATTTGACTGAACTAATGGTGGATAGCTTTGGTGATTATACTGTTGTTGGATTTATGATTCACCATCGCGAGAGCGGGACGCGGTGTAAGATTCGCAATGAGGGCACATACGAATATGTGCGCATGCTTCGCGGAAACCAACCAAAGGAACAATATAGGTATTTGGAACTATGCCACAATGGGCGTCTAGAGGAATATGTTAAATTTTATCCAGAAGATAAGGAGGTTTTCAATAAATATAGGGACGAGGTTAATTATTACATTACTAGCCTATATCAAAACTATGTAAACTGCTTTATTAATAAAATGGATGTTTTGAAGAACTACCCATACCAGTATAAAACGCATATGTATCATCTACATCAGACTTATCTAAACGAGATTAAGCCTGGAAATATGCAATATAATAACGTAGTTCAATACGTTAATAAATTGCCGCCCGCAAAACTAATGTTTGTCCTTAACTACCATCTAAGAACCGTTCCACAGAACTAATTAAATCGCCATTTGTCTAATTTCGTAATAAATATATAAACCATAGAAATTCTTAGCAACAATATCTAGTAAATTATAACTTATATTTTTTACATTAGGCGACATTATTGCGGCCACACCATATAATGACCACACCGACACTAAAAATAAAAATAATTGTCGTCCTTTATTCGTAACACTGGCATAATTATTAAAAATAAGCTCAAATGATTTATAGAAAAAACCAAATCCAATAGGAATCGCGATATATTTAGAGATTGTGTTAATTTCGCCCAAATAACCAAATAAAAGCATTAAGAAATTAAATCCGAATATTTTCAATATAAGATCTTTATTTTCTGTTATAAAACCCATAGTGTTTAGCGGCTTATTTTCTAATTCGTTATTCTCCTTGCGTTCTTGATATTTCATAAACATTATTGTGGACAATAACATTGTAGGGGTAGTAATCATCCAGTCTATATATCTCCGCGATGCCATCTTTTTAATATTCAAGACAGAAAACGCAATCCAAACATAAAATAGCAGCTCAATAAATTGAACTATCGTTTCAAGGACTAATATGTCAGATAGTATAGCATCTTTTTCATCTAATTTAATAAAAAGTCCCGGCAATGGTATTAGACCGGTAATTATTTGTAAAATTAACGAAAACCATATAGTGTTTTTTACAGTTTTTATAGTGACCATTTAAAATACATTTAGAAAATTATTTATCTGCGTTAAAATATATTATATATGACTAATATATAAATATGCCTACGACACAGAAAGGAGGTAAAGCAATGAAGGGTGGTAATATCTTTGGTGGGTATGGTGGTATGCCACAGGGTATGGGTATGATGGGTCAGCAACCGGGTATGATGGTTCCGCATGGTATGATGGTTCCGCATCCGGGTATGGGTGGTATGGGTGGTATGGGTGGTATGGGTGGTATGATGGGTCAGCAACAGGGTATGGGTATTGGTATGGGTGGTATGATGGGTCAGCAACATGGTATGGGTATGGGTGGTATGGTTCCGCAACAGGGTATGGGTATGATGGGTCAGCAACCGGGTATGGGTATGGGTATGATGGGTCAGCAACCGGGTATGGTTCCGCAGTATGGTGGTAAAAAAAAGAGGGCGAAGACCCGTCGCGCCGGTAAAAGACGCAAGGGAACCAAAAGAAAAAGAAAGACTAAGTATTCGCGCAAGTAAATAATAATTAAATAATAATGTTTTTATTTATTATTCTGTTTTGAATTCGTCGCCGATTGTGTTATATATCATCTTCGCGCTCTCCGCAACGCCTACCAGTAGAGTTACTATGTCTATTTTTTCCTTCTTGCTTACAAATGCAATTCTGATAATACTTTTATTGATATGTGGATGAGGTTTACTAAAACCACAATAGGTAAGATAATTATTAGGGGTATCTTTATCAATCGCAGATTTATCAACCAGATAATACTTAGTATATAATATATACTCCAATACCTTCCCCAATGTATGGTCTTCGTTTTCAAGGTTGATATCAAAACAGTGCTGAATAGTTGAAGCCGATTCTTGAATCATACTTTCATTTGATTCGATATCGTCCGCAAATTTCTTAATTTTTGCGACCATAATATCAGCGGCTTTGTGAACAATTGAATAGTTGTTAAATGGACCTACAGTTTCGATGGTAAACTCATACGAATCAGGCATTGTTATTCGTTTCGCATCTAGCAAGTCCCAATCCTTTTTCATAGAGGCAATGCTATCTTTTGTTTCTCCGGTTGCTTTTAATTCCTTAAGTTTATTTGTCCAGACCTCGTTAATCTTAATTTGGTCTACAGACGCACCATAGCTACAGGTGGATGCGACATTAAATGCACTATCCTCTTTAGCCTTACCAATATCTAATTGTGCCGAGAATTTAATATGTTCTCCCGGAATTACGTCTGAAATTTTAGGACGTAGTCTTACTAGTTCTATGTAATCATTTGTAATTGGATCAGGTGGAAATATTTTTTTAACCTGTCCATCGGTTAGGTATTTTTCGTTTTGAACATTTTTAATTTTGAAATTTTCGGTTGTGAGGTAGATAATAGAATCAGTATCGTTATGTAAATCAGCCTCAACAACATAATCCTTATGTGGAAAATTAACATCTATGATATGAATTGGAACACAGCTTAGGCGTTGTTTAATCAACTCATTATTCATTCTTGTTGTATTTAGCTGAAAATCAACTAGATTTGCTTCATACGGACTAGTACGAAATACGATAGTAGGAATTTCCGAAAGAATAATTCTTCTTAACCCATTAGCAATACTAACATTAACACCAGAGAGTGTGAATTTCAAATAGTTATCGTCGGTTATAAAATTACTAATTTTAGGGTCCATGATTTACTATATTATATAGACAAATAATTAAATCAATTTTTTAATTAGTTTAATTCAAAAATCGTAAAATAATTTACATATATAATGAGTTCTATTCTTTACTATAGTAATTATTGTAATAATTGTAAACCATTATTACAAAAGTTATCGCAAACTTCAATTAAGGACGATATCCATTTCATATGTATCGATAAACGTGTTAAAAAACCTAACGGAATTACCAACATTGTATTAGAAAACGGTCAAGAGATTCGGTTACCACATACGATAACGAAAGTCCCTGCACTTATGCTTCTAAATCGCGGAAATAAAGTGCTTTTTGGTGAAGAAATAACGAATCATATACAGCCACAAGAAATAGAGCGAAACAATGTATCTACCAACAACAACGGAGAGCCATCGGCGTTTTCGCTTATGGACGCAACTACATCGGGATTTGGTGTAGCATCGGATAATTACAGTTTTTTAGACCAGGATCCCGACGAATTGTCCGCGCAAGGTGGTGGTGGAATGAGACAGCAACATCATTACGCCGATTTGGGGTCATCTTATGTGATTGAGACGCCACCTGATACATATGCTCCAAATACAGTAGGCGAGGTCTCAATGGAGAAGCTACAGAGCGAGAGAGCAAATGATATTAAGGGTTAACTATAAGAATACAACAATGGTTAAAACACATCATCAATAGTTTAAGGATAAAAATCAGTAATATATAACTAAATGAAGTCTAATTACATTTGTATGGTGGGAGCCATACCTATAGGTGTGTGTGGATGTATATACAAATCATATATAATGATTATATGTTCATTAATGGGTGTATTATTCCATAGGCATCCAGATAATAAGCTTCTAAAATACATCGACTTATCTTTAAATACATATATATCATTTAAAGCATCAACTTATGGAAATAATATTATGTTGTTGGTTATATTTTCCGCGACAGGTTATATATTGATTGGTTTTGTATATGATGTTAGAAATCATACGAGATACATAGCTTGTAATATAGCACACGTATTCTTTATACAGATGGTATGTATATATGGATATTATCTACTATATAAACACGGGCCGTGTATAGAATTTTATTTTGTATGCGAAGACAAAATGATTAATAATTAAGTATAATAGTTTAAAAAAAAAATAGTAGATATTTCATATGGATAAGTCTCAAATTCTGAAAGGATTCAATGACCATTTTGTTGAGTTCGTTGAAGACGTTGAGCGGGTTTTTCCCGACGATAACGATATTTCAACAGTTAAAGAATCATTCATTCAGATGCGAAAGGCAAATCCTAGATTGGTTATAAAGGCTTTTAATGAATATTTTTTAAATAAATATAGAAGCAAGATTGAATCTGGAAATATTGACTTCTTTATTAAGAAAGATTATAATACTGATTTGTCTGTTGTAGGAGATTCAGATTATATATTAAAAAAAATAGATGTTCTTCGTAATCCGGTTAAAAATATGAAAGAAGAAGACCAAAATAAGGTAATAAAATATATCCAAAATCTTTCAAAATTGTGCGATATATACAATCAATAATATATACAATATTTATAGTTTGATTTAAAAATAAATCTTGAATCAAACTATATTATGACGGACGAAAACGATAAATCCGAAGATAATACATTTACACAGGATAGCAGTGATACAAATGAACGGATCAAGGCAATGATGGAAAGCTTTCAAAGCGACGATATATCAATGAGCGACATTAAATCTGTTTTGGGTGAATTGGGTGGTTCAGATATTTCTCTTGGAGATCTGGGTTCTATGTTTGAAAACTTTCAGTCCGGTTCTGGTGATGATATACAATCAATGATGGATAATCTTCAGAATATGACGGATAAAATGGGCGATATGAATGGTTTTATGAATAATTTCCAAGACAAAACCGATATTTCTGGTTCAAAACAAAATGAAAATCCAATTGATAATTTAAGAAAAATTATCTTTGATTTTACGAATGACTTACTTACCAGTTTCCCCGAGTTAAGAGAGACATTAGACTCCAATCTTCTTGCTGTAATAGAGAATGATGAAACACCGGAAACCGAATTGTTAGCAGTTAGAGATTATTGTTTAAAAATATATCCTGAAAAGTTTTTTGAGATTTTATACCAAAACGAAAAATTGTTTGAAGGCGACGAGCCAATATACCTACTGCCTAATATTGATTTCGCGTATATATGGAAGGAGAATATTAGCGATTCAACGCGAAAAACGATCTGGAAATATTTACAGTTGTTATTATTTGCACTGGTCTCGGATATGTCAGATACCACGTCGTTTGGAGACACTGCTAAATTATTTGAAGCAATAGACAATGACGCGTTTAAAACCAAGCTTCAAGAGACGATTTTCAATATGGATAATGCTTTTGATAGTAGTGATAGTAGCGGTAATGCCTCTGGAAACGAGAATGAGTTGCCTGACCCGGAGAAGCTGCATGACCATATGAACAAGATGTTGAATGGAAAACTGGGTAATCTAGCACGTGAAATAGCAGAGGAAACCGCGTCAGATATTAATATTGATATGGAAGATGAGTCATCGGTGAATGATGTATTTCAAAAGTTATTCAAAAATCCAACAAAATTGATGGACTTGGTTACCAAAGTAGGTAGTAAACTGGACACTAAAATAAAATCGGGAGATTTAAAGGAAAGCGAACTTTTAGCCGAGGCGGCCGAAATGATGCAACACATGAAGGATATGCCTGGTATGGAAAATATTCAAAATCTATTTAATAAAGCAGGTTCTGATAAGATGAATGTTAATGCTATGCAGTCACATATGAAGCGAAATATTCATCTTGCAAAGCAAAAAGAGCGTATGCGAAGCAAAATATCAAAACCGCCACCACCACCGTCTGAAATTAATGCCGACGACGTTGATATAGCGAATCAAGCCGCAATTGATTTATTGCTCTCCGAAGGAGTTAAATTTGAAGACATGGAGCATGTTATATTTAGTACGGGAGATAAATATGAAAAATCCACCCCAAACTCTAATCCAGATAACGAACCAAAGAAAAAGAAGAAGAAGAAGAAGAAACACAACAAATAAAAACCTTAAATATATATAATGACTACTCCATTTTGGTTAAACGCGCCAACAATATTATTACATCGCGACAACGTTTTTAACATTTGGCCGAGTAAAAATATGGACAAGAATGAAAAACTTAATTCAATTACGCGTATGATAATTGCCCTAACGTTGCTGGGTTTTTTTATAACAAAACAGTTCAAAATAATTTTAACAGGAATTATTACTTTAGCGGTTATTATATTAATTCAAAAAATCCAGAAAAATAAAAAGGTTAGTATTGATGCTAAGGAAGCTTTCACAAGCGCAAACTATTACCAGCTTATTAAAGATGATTACAGCAAACCAACTCCTGTTAATCCTGTTATGAATGTTCTGTTAACAGATATCGCAGATAATCCTAATAGAAAGGCCGCTGCACCGTCATATAATCCGATTGTCGCAGAAGACATTAATAATGCTACCAAAGAGTTCGTAACAAGTAAATTTAATGATCCAAATATTGACGAAAAACTATTCAAAGATTTAGGGGATAATTTCGCATTTGATCAATCAATGAGAACCTGGTATGCAACACCAAATACCGAAGTTCCGAATGACCAAAAGAAATTCGCAGAGTTTTGTTATGGTGATATGAAATCAAATAAGGAGCAATAATAACATTCTTATTTAAAATTTTAAATTTTATATAAAAAATATATATATTAATTATATAAATGGCATCTGTTTATGATTATAATTTCAATCAGGGAACCAGAATTGGAAATGATATGTGTGACCACAGTCAACAGACTATACAGAATTCAATGGCGTCAACTTACATGCTGAACAACTACCAAACCCAGTGTCCAAACGAGACCGCCGTTGATTTCGCTACAAACCATTTAGATATGAACTTCACGGGAAGCCACCAGGTTGGTATCGGTGGGTGTAATATTGATAAGAACACTAGTTTATTACACACATCGCTATCAAAACCTAGCTGTAAGATTAGTCTAATGCAGCGTCCTTTCTCAACCGTCCCCTATTTAGGTAGAGGAAAGGCTAATCCGGAAATGGAATCGCAAATCCAGCAGGGTGAGTTAGCTAATAACCGTAAGAGCATTACTCAGTCATCTGAGCTATCATACATGAATTATCACAATACCCCGATGATTCCGTCGTTACATTCGACCATCAATAATCCGGCAAATTTAGTAGAGGGTGTTGCGGAGAAGGGATGGATTCGCGGAGGTGTTCCATCGCGCGAACTGGCTCGCGATAAGGAATATTCAAAATAATAAATATTCACATATAATTAGTTTAAAAAATATCTCATATAATTAGTTTAAAAAATATCTCATTATAACTAATTATGTATAATACCGATTTTGTTTGCACCTACAAACAGCACGAGGAAGAAGAGCAGGACGATATGTATAGAATACAATTGCTTCAGGTCTATAATTTAGATACGTGGAATGATACCGTGATTAATAATACAACCGCATCAATATTTAATAAGTATATTGATAATTTGGATATGAAGGAGATACTTAATAAAGCTAGCGATTCTGATAAATTAAGCAATATTAAACTCTATATAGCAGATGACGATTTAACAATATTCACAGGATTATTTCAATATGAATTATTCAATCTAATCCATCTCTGTATATGCGATTTAGAAAAATCATCCGCAATTTCGACATTAAATAAATCAAACATTTTAAATAATCTATAATGATACATATATATGGCTTCAACACGTAGTAAAAATACACCTGGTAATTATAAATTAGAACAATCTATTAATAAATTATCTAGCAAGTATGATTTCTATAAATATTCGCAGCATGGACCGGCATATCAACCGACAATTCCTGGTATTGGTTTTTTCCCTAGCGCAATGTCGCGCGAGGCTCTTTCTAGTAACCCAATAGAGATTGAATCCGCGCTGTTTGGAATTAATTCAACAAATCTCGTATACCCAAAACCAGATACAATCGCCCATCTTAAAACGATTCCCAGAAAGGACTTCTTTAATCGCACTTCAATGATAATGCCAGATAAATTAGTTGTTGAAAATAATCAACGACCATTACGTTCTTAATTTTTAAACGTTATAATAATAATATTTTAATATTATAATGAGTAATAGCGCACGTAAGGGGAAGTTGCCTAAGGGCTTTGACAGATATAATCTAAGTAAATGTGAAATAAGTAAAGACTATATGGATGGATTTGATAAGGACTATAATTGTAAACCAGTTAAGAAGTCATCCGCAGCAAAGGTCTAGGTCAAAGTCAAAGTCAAAGTCAAGAAATAAAACATTTAAATTTACAAAAAAGACTATTGTGCGTGGGACGAATAATTCTGTAACGCGTTAAAAATCAATAGAGAATCTCACAGACAAATATAGTCTTGATAATAAGTTAGGTCGTATGCTTGCGACACAGAAATTAATAACAAATACTTCCCCAAAATCAGTAAATCAAAGTAGATATGTTCCAAATAACCCCTAAAGCGAGTCGTTGATTACTTTCTCAATGCGCGGAAAGAATTGCATTTCATTTAAAAGTTTATTTTTCATTTTTCGTATGTAAGGTAAGCGTTGCTGATATAAATTACTAGCGATTGCGTTTGAAATAATGTCATATGCTTTGTCAAAATCGTCAAGGTCAATCTCAACAAACGATAAAGGATCTACATATTTACTAACATCGGGCGCACCACAGTAGAAAACTAAACTCTCGCACAATATCGGTTCCCATAATTTTTCGGTTATAAAACCCGATTCAAAATTATTCTCACACATGAAATAATATTTGTATTGGATAATTCCTTTAGATTTGTTTATAAATGGTGAAACCGAACCTTTATAGTTACGAAAATTATGCTTATTGTCCGCATTAAATATGTCAACATCAAACGTTGTGTTTGATTTTGATTCCATATATTTTAAGAAATCAATGCGTTTTATATGTCCCGGATCAAAATACTTACTGCTGCATATTGAAGATATAATATTTGTTTTAATAATTGGTTTCTTTAATTGGGAATAAGATTGTTCTAACTGCCAGAAGACGTTGTTATACGTAGGTGTTTTTCTACCAATAATTGCGAGATATTCGTTTGGGTCTGGGTTTGCCCAATCGCCCCAGGTATTTACACCCCAATCCTTATTTTCACACCAAGGTTCCATTTGAAATATGATGGTTCTCTTTTTATCAAATTGCTTTACACGCTCTTCCATATCAGAATTAGGTTTATTAATAATAACTAAATAATCACATTCGCGTGATTCGGGTGATACTAATTCTATATTGTTCCACACACAATATTGCTTGCCAAGATTACCAAATTCTATACATGCTTGTTCTGAGTTACAATAGTTTGTAATTATTCCAACTTTAACGTTGTCGGTTACTGTATACAATTTACTAGGATAGAGAGAATGAAAATGGTTAATATTTGATTGGTGTAGTGATACTATTTTCCTTCCATCTAATGATTTGTAATATAATTTAGAGTCAAATTCTTTATAGCTGGTCGCAGAATCACACAAGAAATATTCCGCCTTCATTTTGTGTGCTATGTCTAATTTCTCGCTTACTATTAATTTTCGCGATAATATATGCTTTGCGTTTGTCCACCAGAAATTTCCAGAAAAATGATTTCCTAACCAATTAACGCCTACACAATCAACAGTTTCCAGCTCGGAAATACAGAGTTTGTATCTCTCTACGTTAAAATATAGCATTAACTTTATCCAATCATTAACACATTCATTATTAGCAGTGTTCAAGCCCTTGGTATGTAAGTATAATATTTTAGTACTGTTATTTATTTTACAATACTCGTGAATTAAATTCAGCGTTATAGCCTCATATTCATTTGTATCGGGTGATAAATTATAAATGTAAATTTTATCCTTATCCATAAAATTATGTTTTTTTGAATCTAATATCAATCCAATGTTACAGATATACAACGCATCTAATTCATTGTATAGACCGTTTCTAACGATGCTTTCTATTATATTTTGTAGTCTTGATAATCCGCATTCTGCTACATAGCACGAGTGTATAAAACATACAATTTTCTCAGGACACGTTATAATAGGGTCAATTCTCAATGTTTCTGACGTATTCTGTATATCAGTATCAATACCCCTTCCTCCTTCGTTCCATTCTGTAAATGCGATTTGCGGACGAATTTCTTTTTTAACTAGACCAGAGACCGTTTTAACCGCAAGGTAATCAATACCGTGCTTTATTCCAGTCACACTCATACTTTGCAATATTTTTTTAGCACCCGTTTTATTTATACTGTAACAAAAAAACCCACCAATATATTTATCTAATGCCAAATTGTATAATTGAATGGGATCATCATTATCATATAGCTTTTTAACCTCCTTTCTAACATTATCAAACATACTATATCCTAACATTACCATATCTGTATTTTCCAACTCATTTGTATTTTTATACAGCTCGGTGTACCAATTTGGTTTGAGTTTAATATCGTCCTCCATAATAACATAGTAATTATTTGCGGTGTCCTCCATCAACTCCTGCCACAATTCAATATGGCTAATCGCGCAACCAATTGCTCCCGGATTGTTATTAAAATCATTTCCTATAAATGAAATCAATCGCGGATCATTACTTTGTATTGTTCTACCATCGACAGCATCTTTAAAATCATATTCAATTTGCTGGAGAAGACCTCTCATATATTCTCTACGGTCACAGCGGCGCTTTAGACTAATAACCTTAATAGGTAAAGGAGGCTCTGTAAAATCCTCGGAATTCAAATAATTATCGTTGAACGAGGTTGATTTTATATTATTTTCTATTCCTTGTGGAATATTATTTAATTCATATGAATTTTGCTCGTCTATTCCACCTCGTTTGCCGGCCAACTTTCCTATATGAATACACGATATTTTGTCAAAGTAAGCCGTTTTATACCCGAGATTAATATATTTGTTAGCGTAATCTAATTCAAAAAAGGTGTTTGTCGTATTGAAATCTCCTAGATTTTTTAACACGTCAACACAAGTAATACCTGGGCGAAAACTGTAGTGAGGCCAGTATCCGCACGGGGAATCGGCGGCATCGTGTTTGTGTAGTAAGAGACCCTCTTCTAAGCGTGTTCCGCAATTCCAAACTATATCTGTAATTATTTCTGTATATCCCTTATTAAACAGCACCTGTTTAACGCCTATATCAGAATACTTACGCAGATATTCTACCCCCCGAGATATATAGTTGTCTGATCTAATAAATTCCCAGTCATCCTCCATATGTATCCAATATTTCGCTCCACTTTCTATAACAATATCTCTAATCAGGTTCATACTATCACGATGTCCACGTTTTTTTTCGTCTTTAACAATAAATTCAATCCACGGAAATTCGTCCGTAAGACCATCTAGTTCGTTTTTTTCAGTTCCGTCATCAATACAAATTATCTTATCAACCATACAGAAATCACACCAATTGCGAGTCATAGACTTAATAGTTCTTCTTAGCAAATTAGTTCGCTTACACGCAGTAATTGTGAGAATTATATTGGCTGAGGTTTGCTGTGATGGTCCGTATTCTCCTTGATAATCAAATATTTTATTATATTTTTTAATATAGAGGTCTAATATTGTGTTATCGGGCAAAGAACCCATATATTTATAGGAATATTTTTGAATAAAATCTATGGTTCTATCGAAATATGTTTGTATATTATTGTCGTCTGGGATAAAGTATTGTCCATTATAAATAGTATCCTTTACTATCTGTTCTGGTAAATAATCAAAATTATCGTATAGCTTTAATTGAGCGCGGCGACCTTGTTCTATGTTATTAGATTTGAAAGCTAAAATAATAATTAATACATACATTTTGTAGTCGTGAATTGAATCGTTAATGAATAGGGAGCATCCGTCTCTAGGGTTAATTACATCGTCAAGATCGATTCCGCTAATTAATATGCTGACCAGATTATCCTGTCCGCTTTTTAATAATTGCTGAATTGCCAAATAGAGACCTTCCCACCGCCTATTATCATATTTTAGTGATAATAGACAATAACTTATTGAATTTATTGTATTATGTTGGTTTCCTTCTAATACACCCACCATATAACAGGCGTAAAATTTTTCTTGATTCCAACAGTCAATCTCAAGAGTTTTTTTATACCATTCAATTGCTTTGTCAAATATTTTAGCATCCTTATAACTTTGTGCACAATAAAAAGCATATCTATTTTTTAACCACAATTCGGTTGTAGTATTAAACGAATCTTCTAATAATACGGCATCTTCGTGATACTTATTTACATTCATACTTCTACTGCCACTTTTACCAGATATAAAGTGGTAATTGCCGGTTATTGTCTCTGCATCGGTCATTTCATCCTGACCAATGATTACTTCGTGTAACACGCCAAAATACTTCCATTTTTTACGATTATTAATAAGTGAGGTTCGTTTATAAGTGTAACCACCACCGAAGATAACCATATAACTGTCGTATTTAAATTCAGACGGTAATTTAAACGAACCATGTATTTCATCATCTGCGTCAAAAATAAAAAGATAATCGCTTTTATTATACGCTAATTCAAGCGACAAATTGCGATTGTGTGAAAAGTCTTTCCATTCATGTTTGTGTATTTCGCCTGGAATATTTAAGTCTTCAAAAAAACTCTCTATTATTTCAATAGTGTTATCAGACGAACCAGTATCACATATAACCCAATAGTCAATTTTTACATACTTTACTATATTTACTAGTGTTTTTCGTATTATATGCGATTCATTCTTAACAATCATATTCAAACATATTGTTGTCATATCAAATGTATCCTAATAATGTTTTTATTAATATTACAAATATATATATATATGTCGTTTACACGATTTCACGATGATAAATCAAGAATTGAAAAACAATTACAAGAAATGACTGGAGCTGGGCGATATATGATGAATGTTCCTGGACCAGGCGATAAACCTTGTTTTATGGACGACCCATATATGAGATTACAGCAATGGGGTGCTAATTTGAATACTAACTCTATTAATTTAGAAAGTGATTTAAGAGGTCTAACTCGTTCTGCAAATAAAGACTGTATTCGTATAAACGATTATAAATTAAGAGCCGTTAAAAGTTCTCGCATTAATTATCCTGTTTGTCAATCAATGACCGAACAACCTAGAGTAACACACCCTGCGTGGACCGCTAGAGATTTAGAACAAGTAAAATGGGATATTCTTCCACATGACCCACAAGAGCATACTGCTATTCCATTTCACAATAATTTAAATACACGAATCCTGGAGAAAGATAATCACAGAACCAATTATCCTACGTTAAAAGATAAAACTACATTGAAGGAAGGTATATGTGTTGGTGGAAAGAATAATCCGCTTATTAACTCGTCCGCTGTTAAGATTTGATAAATCTATTGAACAACATTTAACAAACTTTTAGTATTTATATAAATATTATATCATATTGTATATATATAAATGGCGATTGCGATACCATTAATAGCATTAGGTAGTTTATTTGTCATATCAAATTATAATAAAAATGATGAAATTGTAGAGGGGTTTCAAAATGTGGACGGTGAAATCCTATATCCAAATGATAATACCGATAAATACCATGATATTGCTTCGAGCGATAATAATTTATCAGTCAGTAGATTTCCTGTTGATAGAGGAGTCGTGAATAAAAACAACGTTAACGTATATACAAATCCAAATCAAATGACGGATAAATACTTTAAGCAAACTGGCGACAAAGTATATGAGCGTGTAACCGCTACAAATCCTCCAGGCAGTTCTGGAAGCGGTGTAATGAGACAGATGTCCCTCACGGGTGCTCCGCTAGACAAGAGCAATTTTGAACACAATAATATGGTTCCCTTTTTCGGAGGAAGAGTTAAAGGCGCCACGGTATCTGGGGACCAAGCCGAAAGTGCTCTAGATAATATGCAAGGTGGTGGATCACAACATAATCGTAAGGTAGAAGTAGCACCAATGTTTAAACCAACAAATAATATGCAACACTCTAATGGTGCTCCTAATACGAGCGATTTTATCCAATCGCGAATGAATTCCAGTCTTAAACAGGCAAATGTCAACCCATTTAAGTCCGAATCAGTAGCGCCTGGATTAGACAAAGGATATAATACGAGTGGTGGTGTTGGATTCAATAGCGGAATGGAGGCTCGCGATAAATGGATGCCAAAATCGGTTGACGAACTTCGCACAGCAAGCAATCCGAAAGTTACATTTGACCTCGCTGGTCACCAAGGTCCGGCAAATTCTATTATTAAAGAAGCGGGCAATATTAATTCGCATGGAAAGGTTGAACAGTATGCGCCCGATACATACTATGAGGTTGGTCAGGATAGATGGTTCACTACAACAGGTGTTCAAAAAGCACCAACAGCGCGCAGTAACGAGATTGTTCCTGATACGAACAGAAAGGACACGTCTGCCGAATATTATGGTCTAAAAGCAACACAAAATACAGCCAGTTATACAAAGGGAGTATATAAGAAACCGAGACGCGTTGAATTAAAACCGAACGACGTGACTAATATTTCGGCCGCAGGATATAATAAGGGGTCTGAGAACGACTACGGTGTAAAGGGCTACCGACCTCTGCCAAATAATCGCTCAACAACAACACATACCGAAAATGTTGGTGGTGTTCACGGCATCATGCGAGCGGTCGTTGCTCCAGTATTAGACGTATTACGTCCATCGCGAAAGGAAAATGTTATCGGAAATATTCGCCCGACAGGAAATGCGGGAAGTTCGGTAGCCAAAAATCCAGTATGGAATCCAGCCGACCGCACCAAAGTGACAAATCGCGAGATGACAGAGGGCGCGACTGATGGAAAGTATCTTAATATTGGACGCCAGTCATCTGATGGTTATAGTGTTAGTGACCACCAGCCAGTGAAGGTTCAGAGGGATACCACAAGCAGAGACTACTCCGGAATAGCAGGACCAAACTCGTATAATGGAGATAAAAATTACGAGGCAGCCTATAATCAGCGGAATAATGTTAATAAAACCTATGAGAACCGAGCAAACCAGGGAGGTACGCAAATATTCAATCAAAATGATAACGTAACTATTCAAAGAAAAGATGCGGATAGAAATAATAATAGAATGTGGGCTCCTAGCTCAGGTTCAACTACCATACCGTCGAAAGATACTTATGGAAAACAAATTGCTCCTGATTATAACAACAATAAACATAATGACGGACGGATTAATCCAGATTTATTAAATGCCTTCAAAGCAAACCCATATACACAGAGTCTAACCAGTTGGGCATAGAAAGTCTATATAAAATCAAGCTTTATAAATTTTGCAATATTAAATACAATATTAATATTAAATAAAATATTAATATTAAGAATATACTTTTAATACAATCAATATGAGTAACACAATAATATATAATGATATACATACGGATATAACGGATAAATTGTCTAATTTTATTTGCGAAAGTAAAATACCAAACATTATATTTCACGGGCCTAGTGGTGGTGGAAAAAGAACCATAGTTCATAAATTCATTAACGACATATATGAGAATGATAAGACAACTATTAAAAATAATGTTATGTATGTTTCTTGTGCGCACGGTAAAGGTATCAAATTTGTAAGAGACGAACTTAAATTATTTTCAAAAACACATATTAACTTTAAAAATAAAAACTTATTCAAAACTGTAATACTATCTAATGCGGATCAATTGACTATTGACGCGCAATCGGCACTGAGACGGTGTATTGAACTATTTAGCCATTCCACGCGGTTTTTTATAATTGTGGAGGACAAATATAAGTTATTAAGACCAATATTGTCTAGATTCTGTGAAATTTATATACCTCATCCCGAAATTAATAATATGAAAGTCAATCTTCATAAATATAATAGACAAATTAATAACAAATATAAATTTGAGAGAGATAAATGGCTTGATAAATATCTTAAAACTATGAAATTAAATAATTATTTAGAGTTAGTTAATACCTCAGAAAAATTATACAACAAGTCATATAGCGGACTAGATGTTATAAATTATTTTGAAACATCAGAATGTGATATGAAGCGTAAATATCAATTATTGTTGGCGTTTAATAAAGTAAAATCCGAAATAAATAATGAAAAATTATTAATATTCTTCATATTAAATTATATATATTTGGGTTCAAATGTTAATTTAGAAAATATGTCTTTTATGTAAATGGATGATTATTCGCTTAGTAGTTTGTCTGAATCTAAAAATGAGTGGTGTTCTAGACTCGTAAATACGATGACACCTGCAATTATTGATGGAATGAAATCAATATTCAACGAGTCACTTCAGTTATGTATTGAAAATGATGAGGAAGATAAATATCTTATGACATTTCAGACATTTTTAAGTAGAATCCCACAATGGAACGAGACAATTATTAAGACGGAAAGAGAGAGAATTGAAAAAACAACAAATTGTAGCTATTTAGAGGAACTCATAACATGCGTCCATGTAGTTCAATTAAAGGCATTGACATGTGTTCGTGTTGGTCAAAAACAAAAGAAGGTTGATATAGACATTCCTTCTAGTGACGTATTTGTACATAATGTATATATAAATTCGGCTCGCAAAGTGTATACAAATATATATTTGTTTGAGAAAGATATTCCACCACTAGACATACAAAAAAATAGTCGTGAACTTGAGCTTATTATTAAAGAAAGTATTCTTAACAGTATTCGCGATACGATGCCAATCGATAAAATTCTGCTGGCGTATATGGATGAAACGGAAGAGGAGGATGTAGTCGTAGAGGAAAAAATAATTCACGAGGAAATAAAGACCGAACCTAAACCAGCACCAGAGGTAGTAAAAGCGGCAGAGGTAGTAAAAGCGGCAGAGGTAGTAAAAGCGCCAGAGGTAGTAAAAGCGCCAGAGGTAGTAAAAGCGCCAGAGGTAAAAGCGACAGAGGTAGTAAAAGCGCCAGAGGTGGTAACCGCACCAGAGGTGGTAACCGCGCCAGTTGTAACCGCACCAGTGACTACTCTGGTTACTAGACCTGAAACGATTACTTCGTCATCCATTCCAAATGTCAAATCAAGCGAAAGTATAAGCTTTTCTGACACAGACAGTGCGTTAGATTCAACCGGCAATGAAACGATAGTCAGTGCACCAAAAGACATCCAACATTTAGAAGAATTGCGTCGTCGGCGCGAAGAGGAAGAGGAGGACGATGAAGATGAGGACAAATTAAAGATAGGCGCAAGTGTGGATTTAGAGATAAGCGATGTTAACGATCTAAGTAAAACATTAAAACTAGAATCGGCACCAATATTAGACGACATTGAAATATTAGAACCGTTTTAATTCGTAAAAAATTTATTTTAATTCGTAAAAAATTTATTTTAATTCGTAAAAAATTAAAATCAATAATAAGCAATTAAATAAATGGAACAATATATATTTTATGCGTTATTCATATCTGCTTCCTACATCTTAATAAAATTTATAGAAATGAAGGTTATTTTAAAAGAATTTAAGCCATTGAAAGAGGTAATGAGAGACACAGTTATTGTATTTATTAGCGTGATAATAGGAATGTTTTTATATTCACAGGTAACAAATAATATTACTGTTAAGGGTTCTCCTACTGCGTTTGTAGGAGAAGCAGAGTTTTAAATATGATGATTTCTAATGTGTATTATTATATTTATAAATCAATTATATTTGAGATACCAATGTATCAATATTAATAATTTTATTTTTCTTGATTTTTTTCTTTGAAACAATATATTTATTAAAATGAGGATTTTTAATAACATCTGATGGAATATGTTTATTTACCGTTCTAGCAATCATCTTATATAATTTAAAGTCTGGATATCTCTCTTCGCCATTTGTTTTATATAAAATGTTTCGTTTTTTGTCATCATAACACCAATCAATAATTATATTAATAATTTTTGACTTAATTTCGGTAACATTTTCCAATTCGTCAACAAAATAATCAAATAGTGAACATCCTAATCTACATAAGTCAAAGCTGTTGTTTGGCTCAAGTCGTGGTTTCTTGTCATTTAAATAAGGTTCAAAGTTATATTGTGTTGCGGCATCTCCGTCTGGGTGATAGCTGTCGCTACAAATAGTGTTCCCGCGAAATCTATATATGGCTCTTCCAAAATCAATTAACTTGAAAATTTTACCGAATGTCGGGACCTTATAATGTTGGTCACCATACTTGTAAAATAAATATTGTTTATCAGTTTCCACATACATGATATTATTTGTATGGAGATCATTGTGTGTAAATGAAAAAACCTTCTGATAAGTAATAAGCATCATTAATATTTGAACTATTATTGCACTTAGTTCCTCGTCTGTCAACTCATCGCTTGATATTAGCCTGTCAAATGTGTCCTTACATCTCTCTAATGCGATCAGTTGAATTGGAAATTCGTATATATTAACATTAACTACTTCGTCTGATTGCGCAGAGTCTACACTGTCGTCTTCGCCGCTACTAGAGGAGTCGTCGCATTCATCTTGACTATTCATATCCGAATTAGACGACCTAGAAGAACATGATACACTAGAACTGTCGTCGTCGTTTATTTCTTTGATATTTCCCTCATAGCATAATTCAGGTCCAGATAAATCGCTAGTATTCAAATCAACAATGCTATTTAGAGAGGAGTCAATGAATACACTATTAATATCGGTCAGGACATCAGAATCAGTAAAAATAATATTCTCTGTGCTTATATCATCTCCTATTTTAATATTGCTTTTATAGTTTCTGGTATTTTTATTTAATAATTCATTCTGAAAAGCGTTTTCAAGTCTGAATAATACAGATTTATTTTTATGGAAGTAGTCAGAATCATATAAATATTCCACCTCGTCGTTAATATCATATATGAAATTGTGTTTCACGCCCAGAAAAGAACCATAAAAGTCAATACCATGCGTGAACTCGTTCTCATTCAACAACTGGCTAGTTAAATATGAAAAAAAACTATCTACATATGCAGAATTATTTTGATCACAAAGTTTTGCATGTGATTCGCCATCTACGAAACGGGGTAATTTTATTAAATCGCTATGTGATGCATCATATTTCCCAGTAATGTATTTTGTAGGGTCTAATAACGGGCTATATTTAAAGAACATTTGTTTTGTGGTTATTTCATTGCTAATGTCGGATACTTCGCCTGTATATTTGTTGTCAGATTCTTTTGAAGTTATGTTTCGTATGTAATATTTATTGTTAAGATTTATGGAATTATAATTACTCTCATTTAGTGCGAAGAATTTCTGATAAATTGGAATGTAGTTCTGAATATTAGAGAGATTTGTAAATTCAACGTTTTCAAAATTGCTAAATAAATTATCATTGTTGTATTTTTTATAAGCTAATTCCATTATTTAGAATGCTATATTAAAATAAAGTAAGATTTAACTCATATATTCGGATAAAAGGGTGGTTTTTTATCTTAAATTCCTATAAATGACTTTAGAGTTAAGAAAATTTGACATGTCACAAATTAGTTTCAGACCAGATGAAAATAAAGGACCGGTAGTAGTCTTAATAGGAAGACGAGACACGGGTAAATCGTATTTGGTTCGTGACTTATTGTATTATCATCAAGATATTCCTATAGGCACTGTAATATCAGGAACAGAAGCAGGAAACGGCTTTTATGGAGGACACGTCCCGAAATTATTTATTCATGATGAATATAACACTGCTATTATTGAAAATATTTTAAAAAGGCAAAAGACCGTTTTAAAACAGGTAAAAAAAGAAATACAAAATTATAATAAGTCATCTATTGATCCAAGAGCATTTGTTATATTGGATGATTGTCTTTTTGATAATAGTTGGACGAAAGATAAGATGATGCGGTTGCTCTTTATGAATGGTCGTCACTGGAAAATAATGCTTGTTATCACAATGCAATACCCGCTAGGCATCCCACCTAATCTCAGAACAAATATTGATTACGTCTTTATATTAAGAGAACCCTATATATCAAATAGAAAGCGTATCTGGGAAAACTATGCTGGTATGTTTCCCACATTTGAGAGCTTTTCGCAAGTAATGGACCAATGTACTGAGAATTTCGAGTGTTTAGTGATAGATAACAATTCCAAATCTAATAAATTGCACGATCAAATATTCTGGTATAAGGCAGAACCTAGAGGAGACTTCAAATTGGGGTCTAAGGAATTTTGGGAGATATCTAAAGACTTAGAGTCTGACGATGAAGAAGACGTTTATAACCCGAATACACCTAAGAAAGGTGTTACTAAAATTAACGTTCGGAAGAACAAATGGTAAATTCCATTTTCGTCCCAACACACTTATTTTCCGATATAAACACGTCTTTATCAAGTGAAAATATAAAACTACAATCGTGAGATTCAGGTAGACGATGAATTAAACAATAAGTCTGACTACATCTACATTTACCCATCTCTTGCTCTACAGTCTTGATTTTTTTATTACAAGTTGCGTGGACGCAAGTTAGTTTTGGCATTAGTTATACTTAAATATTAATTATAATATATTTAAGTATCAATTTTTGATTATACGTCTATGTATCTATTTTGAAATATCCATGGTGGTCTTCTCGTCCGCCGCACCAGCATCCGCCGCACCCTTGTTAATAGTGAGTTCACTGAGTCCGTGATCGGTATTCTTATCAATAACAACATCTTCATCTTCAAACAATTCCTTGCGAATATCGCTTACCGTAACTGCATCATTGAATTTTTTTTCAATACTATTAACATTATTCACAGATACTAAATTACCATCCTCATTGATAGTTTGTGTTAATACGTTACCACTCTCAAGCGCCTTTTCTTTATTATCATTAATCGCCTTTTCTTTGCTTTCCTTTACACGCTTATCAAAGTCGTTCTTCGCAGACTTTTCGTTCTTATCCTTCTCGCTCATCAGTTGATTGAGCTCGTCTTCAAGATACTCTACGCGCCCAGTCTTGTATGCTTCCGGGTGAAACGGAATCCATATACCAACCGGACCAACATACACATCGTGATTTGGGTCAATCTCGCGCAACATCTTGCATCTCAACTCGGCCTCCTGCTGCGATGGAAAGCATCCACGGACTTTTAATCCGCGAACACTGGTTTTAAAACTGTGCTTTTCGTCAAACGCCTTATCAAGCGATTTTTCGTTATTATCAATGTATGTTTTATATTCATCATCCAGTGTGCTAGTGAAGAGCTTGTCGCGCTGGTCTTTTACAAAATCTTCCATATCTTTAGTCAACTCGTCAAAATCTAATGCGTCATATTTATACGCAATAAAACTCAAAAATTGTGTATATTTCTCAAGAGATTTAGACATTTCCCATTGCTTTAGGAACTCATTAAACATAAAAAGATTTTTCTCCTTAATAATCTTTTCTGGCGATAGGAAAGATACGCATGCGAATTTCTGTCCAGCAATTGGCTTATCCTCATCAAGCAAATCAACGTATTTAGAATTGGCAGAGCCATCTAAGTTTAATTTTGTTGTAACACTCGCTTGTTTATCCATAATATTAATACATTCGTTAATTATTTAAGCTTTTATCGCACATATATACTTTTTAAAAAAATTTATTTTTTTCTTATTAATATTTATAATATGAGTTTAATGAACGGACTTAACATAAGTGAGTTAATTAAAAGGGCCATAAAGTATTTAGTAGAAGGTATTATGGTTGCGCTTGCTGCTTTCTTAGTTCCGGATAAGAAGCGGACTCTTAATCTTGACGAAGTTGCTCTTATCGCGCTATGTGCTGCCGCCACCTTTAGCATTTTAGACACGTATGTTCCAGCAATTGCTGTTAGTGCGCGCTCGGGTGCTGGTTTCGGTATCGGCGCCAATCTTGTGGGTTTCCCGCGGTAATCAATAATATGTAATAAACCACACCACATTGCATATAATATAATATCTGTAAATAATAGATATTATTTACTATATCGTGGGGATGAATTCCCAATCTAATTCATTACATATTTTTTTCCAAATTTCATCTTGTTCAATACGTTTCTCTCTGTCTTTTAACATTGGGAAAAATTCTAAAAACTGGACTTGATTAAGCAGTTCGCATAATTTATAAACAGTGTAGTAGTAATTTAAAAAATTAACTCTATCATCTGGACAATATCTGGCGTATGGTGCTTGGATTTCCATAAATAAATTACACAGCGTCTCCTCTAATTCTGGCGACATTATCGGCGGTTTAATTCCCAATTTATCTTTAATAAATGGAATATGTTCATAATATTTATTGTACCCCAGTTTTTTTAATATTTCCTTTGCCTTTTTATTTGTTATTTGATTAAGACCAATCCTTTCCTTTTTAATCTGTAATTTTATATTAAGCAAAACCTCATCTGGAATTTGGGTTGTTTCTTTTGCCTGAAATTGGGCTAATATTTCGCGGAAATGATTTATTCTTTTATAAGCATAAAAACAAAGCTCTTTGGGCGGTTCTTTATATGACGATTTTTCATTATCAACTAGATATTTAAGGGTAACATGACAATTATTACAAATTAGGATACCTTCATGATCAACTGGTATTAGTTCCCCCTTATTACAAGATGTACAAACATCTGTATGGTTTATAAAAGAGTCAATATTAAGAAAAGAGTCGTCAACATTTACCAAATATTTTTGCACATTGTTTTTATTCTCTGTTGTTTTAGTCTTATTTTTGTTTATATTAAAAAATTTGTCCAATCTGGTCAATTCATTTGTTCCCTC